GTGGTACCGAACCTACTACCACATGCCTGTGCAGAACGGTATGGGCAAGCCGTCGCTTGACTTCATTGGGTGCAGTAACGGGTTCTACTTTGGGGTCGAGACCAAGGCCCCGGGCGAGAAACCTACCAAACGACAGGAGGTGACAATCGACGAAATCCTACGGGCCAAAGGCAAAGTGTTCGTCATCAACGGCGACTGCACCGAGCTGGAGGCGTGGCTTACGTTCACATATCTAGGAGGTGCATGATGCCGACCCGGCCTGATGCCGTTGTTTTACTTCTCAGTGACTACCACGGAATCTACCTGCCTCACAAATTCGCAACGACCTTCGACCTGTCCAAATTCACCGGGCTGAAAGACGAGTCGATCCGCGCCCTTCGTGGCGGGCCGCACGCCGACAACTACTGGGAAGCGTGGACTGACGTGCTCGACAATGCCCGTATGAAGAGCCACGGGCTCGAATACGTGCTGTACCAAGATGGCGATCTTTGGGCAATGTGCATCGATCACATGACCAAGGAAGAACGCAGGAACTTTGGAATGGGAGATTAGACATGCCTTGCACTACAGACCACATGCAGCCGACCGCTGCGGAGCAACACCGGCAACAAGCAGCAACGTTGCTGGCGTACGTGTATCATTCGCTGGGGTACCCGGTGTCTGACCTGCTGGTGAAGGAAACGAAGAACATGTACCAAGGGTCGGACGTGTATGTGCACGAGCTATGCTCGCAGTTGAAGCTAATGCCCCCCGAAACACTCCGCAAGATTACGTATGATGCGGGGGAGAAGGGAGAACTGCGTGGGCTGGAGCTGGCGCTGTGGTGGGCTCGTCACCGCAAGTTTGACGGGCTCCGCGAGCTGGCGGAGCGGCAAGCCCAGCTGGAGTTGGATCAACGCGAAGCTGCGTTGAAGAAAGTGGCGCATCTGACCGACGAAGAGTGCCGAATCCTCGGCATCCGCCGTTGATAGCTATCAACCTCACATGGAGAAAGTAATTATGGGAACTGCAATGATGGCAGTATGGGTCACGCTGATCGCCGTGGTGCTGTTGCTTGTTGGTGCGCTGATCGGAACGTACCTTAGCTCCGGACCGTCGGTGGTACCCAAGGCTCGAACAGCCCATATTGTGTTCGACCTCGAAACGCTGGGCACCGTGCCGGGGGCAGTGATCACCAACATCGGTGCACATGTCGTGTACCCGCACAAGCAAGGGGTAGAGCGCTGGGGGCCGACGTTCTACGCTCGCATCGACCACGAGTCGGCAAAAACTTGGGGGCTTCAGGAGGACCCCGACACGATAGCTTGGTGGGCGAAGCAGACGGGTCCCGCTCGGGAGGAAGTGTTCGGCAAAGACCTTCCGCGGACCCCCATGCACACCGTGTTGGCTGACTTTCGCCGGTTCGTGCAGCAATTCGGGCCAGACGTGCAGGTGTGGGGTAACGGCTCCGACTTCGACTGCGCCATGCTGGCTGTGGCCTACCACGCCATCGGGCAGAAGACGCCGTGGCAGTTCTGGAATACCCGGTGCCTTCGGACGCTGCGGGCCATGCACTCTGACATTCATGTGGAGCGCGCCCCGACCAGTCTGGCACATCACGCCATGCACGACGCCACGTATCAGGCGGAGGTTCTGCTGGCGCTTGCAGATAAGGGGGTGGTGGGGTGAAGCCCGGGCAGCGTGGATGGATCGCCCTTGGGTGGGCTATCTGCATCCTGAACCTCGCGATAGGTATCGGGTACGGTATGTTCCTGACCCCTGCTGCCGGGCTGTTTTCGGTGGGAGTATCGCTGTGGATGCTGCCCAACCTTACAAGGAGGTGACGTGACTTTGTTCTACTGGATAGGGCAGTGTCTGGCAATCGGGTGTTTCATTAGTGCCGGGTACGAGCTAGGCATCAAGCAATACGGCGGGGTTGTGGCCCCGTTGGCGGTAGGGTGTTGGGTGCAGTATCTTGTCCTTACGCGAATTTCATAGGAGAGTGCAACATGAACAAGGAAGGTCGTGAGCTGATCAACAAGTGGAAAGGCACGGTGGAGGAGCTGCAAACCGGGCTGCAAGACCTCCACTCCGACGTGGAAGAACTCGCCGAAGGTGAGCGGGAGAAATACGAGAACATGCCTGAGTCCCTGCAGAGCAGCGACAGGGGCGAGGCCATGAACGCAGCGGCGGAAGCATTGGAAGCCGCCGTGTCCGAAATCCAGACTGCCATTGACTCGCTGGATAGCGTGCTGGGGCAGCTGGGCGAAGCGGAGGGCGAATGATGGACCGCACGCATCCTGACTCCGCCGAGTTGGAGGCGCCCCCCATTGCCTCCGCCATTCTCAACCACCCCTTGTACGACGTGTTCATGCAGGCCATCGTGCAGGCCATGTACGGTAAAGGCGAGCGGCACGGTGGGGCGGGAGTGCCGTTCATGGAGCAGCAATGGGTGGCGCTCGGGAAGTCCCACGGCAACGGGTTCCTGACCGGGCAAGCCGCCAAGAAACTCAACGAGGCTGCCGAGCGGGGCGAGTACGACGACGCATTCAACCGCGAAGTGCTGGGGGCGATGGTCTACGCCGGTATGGCGTACATTGACGCAAAAAGGAGGCAACGTGGCGAATAAGAAACGCTCGGACCTGTTCGTGGGGCAGTTCGACCACCTCGCTATCAGGGTGCGCAACGCCGCAGAGAACTACCGCATGAAGCATTTCTACAAACGGCCTCCGCCCCCGCCGGAAATCGCCGCCGCGATGAAAATCGTCAACGAGTACCACACCAAAGAGACACGCAAGATGGGGCTGCAATTGCTGGCACTGGAGAAGGAGGGCAAGAACCTTGTTCAGAAGCTGCTGTTCGAGGAGCCTGCCGATGCACTGAAGCGGGTCGAGGCGTTCGAAGCGAAGTATTCAACGAAGAAAGGAGGAAAGTAACATGACTGAGAAAAAAGCGGCATCAACCCCGCAAGTGACGAAGATTCAAATCGACTACCTCGTCGGCCGCATGCGCAAGGTGTACAACCCGCGGTATGGCGCGGAGTTGCCGGTGCCGCCGGACGTGCAGGCCGCAAAGAAGATCGTGGCTGCATACAACACGAAGACACAGAAGCTGCAGGAAGAGCGGGAGACGAAGTGGCGTAAAGAGATGGCTCAGGTCGAAGAAGACATCCGGTTCCTCCCCGGCGAGGTGGCGCTGGAGAAGGTGAAGGCGTTCGAGGCGAAATGGACGCCGCCCGCTGCACCGAAGGCCAAAAAGCGGTAGAATAGGCAGTCGACAACTGCCCCGTTGCTACCATGAAAATTCTCACTATCGACTTCGAGACGTTCTACGGTACTGGATACACACTATCCACAATGCCTATCGAAGAGTACGTGAGAGACCCGAGATTCTGGGTGCACGGTGCAGGCATCAAGCTGGATGATGGGCCGTCGCGGTGGGTTACTGCAAATGAATTGCCACTATTCATGGCCGCGATACGGGCCAGAGTGGAGCGGGAACCCACCGCGATTCTTTGCCATCACACGCAGTTTGACGGGTTCATCCTGTCAGAGAAGTACGGCATACGCCCCAAGCTATGGCTAGACACCATGAGCATGGGGCGTGCACTGCACGGTGTTGTGTCGGGCGTGAGTCTCGCCAAGCTGTCCGAACTATATGGTATCGGCAGCAAGGGCAATGAGTTGTCGGAAACCCGCAACGTTGCCAGACTCAATGCACACCAAGAGGCGAGACTAGCCGCCTACTGCGTCAACGACGTCGAGTTGACGTACAAGCTATTCCAGCTCATGCGCCCGCAGTTCCCCCGGCGCGAGCTTCGCATGGTCGATATGGTCATCCGGATGTACACCGAACCGGTGCTGCAGCTGGATTCTGCACTGCTGACCGAATATCTCGACCACCTTCGCGCGACCAAGAATTTCCTCCTCCTCCGCGCGAATGCCTCCGTTGAAGACCTCCGCAGTAACGACAAGTTTGCCAAGCTGTTGCAGTCGTTCGGCATAGACCCTCCCCAGAAGATCAGCAAGACCACCGGCAAGCCCACATGGGCTTTCGCCAAGACCGACCCCGAAATGCAGGCGCTCGCCGAGCACCCCGAGATCGAGATACAGGCCCTGATCGCCGCGCGCACTGGGGTCAAGAGCACCATCGCCGAGAGCCGAGCTGAACGGTTCCTGAGCGTGGCGTCTCGCGGTGCCGCCGCACCTGTTTACTACAAATACTCTGGAGCAGCGCAGACACACCGCCTCAGCGGCGGGGACATGACTAACTACCAAAACATGACCAGAGGAAGTCAGCTACGACAGGCCGTCGTTGCTCCCAATGGTTACGTAGTAATGGTCATCGACTCGTCCAACATTGAGGCGAGGCTACTTGACTATCTGGCCTGCCAGAATGATATGATCGAGGCGTACCGACTGTACGATGCCGGGCTAGGTCCTGACATCTACTGTGTCACAGCAACAGGGCTGTATGGTAGGACCATCGACAAGAAGAAGGACCCGGACGAGCGACAAATCGGCAAGATCGTCAAGCTGGGGCTAGGGTACGGCATGGGGCCGGAGAAGCTGTTCACGACGGCGCGGCAGATGAAGATCCCCATGACCGCGGACATGGCGACCAAGGCCGTGAGCTTCTACCGCACGTCGGTGCACATGGTGCCCCGATTGTGGAAGCGGTTCGAGGACGCCTTTCCGTTCATGCTGGCCGGTGCCCGGGTCCCGATCGACGCCCGGGGCATCTTGTACACGTGCAAGGATGGGTTCGTTCTCCCCAACGGGCTCCGAGTCATGTACCCGGACCTCAAAAAGGACGTGGACCCGCAGACGGGGAAGACCCGCGGGTGGTCGTACAACAGTGGGCGGTTTGGCCGGGTGTCGATCTATGGCGGGAAAGCCGTGGAAAACGCCATTCAGGCACTGGCGCGGATCGTCGTGCTGGATCAAACTCTGGACCTGAGCGAGCTGTACAAACTCGCCCTGTCCTCGCACGACGAGACCGGGGCCGTGGTGCTTGAAGCCGACGCCCCCAAATGTATGGCGGACGCGCTGCGAATCTTTCGCACGCCGCCGTCGTGGGCTCCCGATCTGCCGCTCAACGCGTCAGCGGGATTTGCGAAGCGCTATGGAGACGCGAAAACATGACGCGCACCAAACGTGACTACTGCAGCAAAGGAAGGCACCCCCGGTGGCGCCTTTGGCGCGCGGAGTATGGGTCAGGGTGGAAAATGCCGCGGCTCGGTGTCTATTGCACAGAATGCGGCGGAGCAGTCGCCGACAATGTCGGGCGTAGCCCGTACCTCAAGAGGATATTGCCATGAGTACGATGAAGCTGGTGCACCCGGAGCATCCCGAGCTGGTGTGGGACATTCTGGGGTTCAACAAAGAGACCAACACGGTTCGGCTGAAGGGGCTGTACGCCGAGATCGAGCAGCCGATGGACCGCGAAGGATGGAAGGCGAAGGGCTACACCATTGTCAAGACGGAGGTGCAACATGCCTAGCAGCCCCGGCTACAAGCGGAACTACTCTCAGGAGTGGGCCACCGCCAAGAAACGCAATGAGGACGAGGATAACGCCGCGCGACATCGGCTCCGCCGCAAGGCAGTCAAAGCCGGTATGGTCAAGCCCAAAGACGGCAAGGACCTCGACCACGTGCAGGCGCTGTCGAAGGGCGGTGCCAACACACTGGCGAACGCACGGGTGACGACCCCCAGCCAGAACCGCAGTTACCCACGCAACAGCAAGGGGGGCATGATCCGCAACACGCCCAAGAAGAAATGACGGAGGCTGACTGGGCGTTGTTGTTCGGGCTGGCGTGCTTGGTCTTGTTCGCCCTGTTCATGTGGGTGACGTGGACCGACCGCATGCCCCTTCGCTGGGATGAATTCTTCACGCGTCATGGATGGAGGCGCAAGCGGTGACCATCCCACCTATCTCCCACAGTCGTATTACCAAGCTACTGACGTGTGGTAAGCAGTATTACCACACGTCAGTGGTGAAGGACGTGAAGGAATCGCAAGGTGAAGCCGCCATGTGGGGCGAGCAGGTGCACCTTGCCATCGAGAACCGGCTGCGTGATGGGACCCCGCTCCCCACCGGGTATGAAATGTACGAAGGCTACTGCCAATCAATTTTGGATAAGGGCGGGAAGCAGTTGTACGAGGTGCAGCTGACCATCGATCGACAGTTACAGCCCTGTGACTGGCAGGACCCGAACGCTTTCTGGCGAGCTATTGCCGACGTGCTGATCCTGAAGGGCGACACCGCCTTGGTGATCGACCACAAGACCGGCAAGTACAAGCCCGGATCGACTCAGCTGCAGGAGACCGCGCTGCTGGTCTTCCACACGTTCCCCGAAGTGCAGACTGTAAAAACGGCGTATACTTGGTTGTCTGTGGGGAAGCGCACAGTTGATAGTTATCAACGCGCGGATACTGCAGCTATGTGGCAGCGCCTGAAGCCGATGGTTCAAGAGTACATGACCGCGTACAAGACCGATACGTGGGTCGCTCGACCGTCTGGACTGTGCAAAGGGTGGTGCCCCGTTACGTCGTGCATACACTGGAGGGCTAAGAGAAAATGACAGGCGCAGAGGTGGGCTTAGAGTTGGAAAGGCTGACGGAAAAGAATTTTCGAACCCGCATGTCCCGCAAGCTGGAGCGGGCCAAGCAGTACCTTGCTGATCGAGGGATCGCCGCTATGGGTCCAAACTCGACGTTCATTTACACAGACTCAAAGGGGAAGACGCATGAGAGACAAGAAGAAGCGGAATTGCTACGTGCACGCCGCCATTCTGATGACCGAACTGATGCAAGGTCCGAAGACTGTGCGCCAGCTGATGGACGCACTGGAGCTGACGCCTAACGCAGTAAAAGGGGCGATGCGCCCTTTTCGGGCTGCAGGAATGATCCGGGTTGCTGGCGTAGCCCCAGACGTTCGGGGGCACATGAAGGCGATACTGTACGAGTGGGGCACCGCCCCGGATGTCGAACTCCCGCCGTCGTTCAAGCCGATGGTGTACGCCTGCCAATCCGACGATCTGCTGCTCGCCGCATTTCGCCGAAAAGTACGCGCGGCAGCTGCCCCCCGTAAACCCATTGTCCAAGACCTAGACCGCTCGTGATCCTCGTCCCCCACAAACAGACCGTACTGCTTAGGGCACGTGACCCTAGCAAGATCATGTCGATCATCCCGCACAGTCGGCTGATCGACTACGAACGCCACAATGTGGCGGTGCGGTACGGGCTGGACGAGGTGAAGGTCCTGCGTAACCTTGGCGTCAATGTCCCGCCCCCCATCGAGCACATGTACTCGTGGCCGGGCAGGCACACCCCCTTCCCCCACCAGAAGACCACCGCAGGGTTTGTCACCCTGAACGATCACTGTTTCGTGCTAAACGAAATGGGGACGTCGAAGACTGCCAGCGTGTTGTGGGCAGCAGACCACCTGATGAACATTGGCAAGGTGCGGAAGGCGTTGATTGTGGCGCCGCTCAGCACCCTCGAACGTGTCTGGAAAGACGAGATATTTTCGGTGCTGATGCACCGGTCCGCTGTCGTCCTACATGGCACGAAGGAACGTCGCCTCGACAGACTGGATGCGGATGTGGACTTCTACATCATCAACCACGAAGGACTGGGCGTCATCCACAAACAGCTGCTGGCCCGTAAAGACATCGACATGGTGATTGTCGATGAGGCGGCGGACTACCGCAACGCAGGTACGGAACGCTACAAGCAGCTACGGGCGCTGGTGTACCACCGTCGCCCCCGCCCCCGCGTAGTATTGATGTCGGGTGCACCTTGCCCCAACGCGCCTACCGACGCATGGGCACTGGCAAGACTGGTGCGCCCGGATGCAGTGCCGCAGTATTTCGGTACGTTCCAGCGCCTGACGATGACGCAGGTGGCGCTCGGGAAGTGGAAGCCCAAGCCGGAGGCGGAGCAGCTCGCCTATGCTGCAATGCAACCGGGCATCCGATACAAGAAGTCCGAAGTGCTGAAAGACCTCCCGCCGGTACTGTTCTCCGATCGTGCAGTTACGCTTACTGCACAACAACGTACAGAGTACGCGCGGATGAAAAAAGAAATGGCGGTGGACTTGCAATCGTCGGGGGGAATGGCTAGAATTGTGGCTGTGAATGCGGCGGACGCAACGACAAAGCTCCGGCAAATTCTGTGTGGCGTGATACGCGTGCCGAATACCAAAGATTTTGCGGTTCTCGACCATGCACCTCGTACACAAGAATTGCTAGCATGCATCGGGCAGGCGTCTGCAAAGGTCATTGTTATCGTGCCCTTCAAGGGTATAATCGAGACCTTGCGGGCAGAGATCGCGCCGCATTACAGCGTGGAAGTGGTGAACGGCGACGTGACCCCGAAAGTGCGGAATGACATCTTTGCCCGGTTTCGCTCCGACCCTGATCCGCACGTGCTGTTGTGTCACCCAAAGGTCATGAGTCACGGTCTGACATTGGTAGAAGCTGACGTGCTGGTGTTTTACGCACCGATCTACAGCAACGACCAGTATCAGCAGGTGAAGGACCGGATAAACCGTCCGGGGCAGACGCGCCCGATGACGATAGTCCGGCTGGGCGGGGCGCCGTTAGAGTGGAAGATATACAAGGCGCTCGACGATCAGCAGCTAACTCAGTCTAAGATACTCGAAATGTATCAGGCTGAAATGGAGGGAACATGAGCGATGCCAGCGATGACAGGCTAGTTGCGACGTATCTCAAGGTTCGAGACCAAGCGGCGGCGCACGCCAAAGAATATGAAACCGCGCACAAGCGGTTCACCGATGCAATGAGTGCAATCCAAGACGAGCTGTTGCGGCGCATGAATGAGCGCGGTAACGACGGCTTCAAAACGGAGCACGGGGCGGTGTACCGAGCGGAAACGGTTCGCTGCTCCATGGCCGACGAGGCTGTTGTGTGGGATTGGATTGCCAAGAACAACGCGTTTGACGCAGTGGAAAAGCGCATCAAGAGTACGTTCGTGCAGGAGTACATCAAAGAGCACGGAGTGCCGCCCCCCGGCGTTAACGTGTTTCGTGAATACAACGCGCGCATCCGCGCAGCCAAGTAAGGAGTTGCACACATGAGTACCGCAATGACGTTGTTTGCCAACCAGTCGGCGATCCCGGCGCACATTCTGGCGCTGCAGGAAGCCGCTTCGAACATCGCCTCCCGCGAGGGCGTGCCGAGTCTGACGTACCGCGGCAAGGTGTGGCGGATGATCAACGAGGGTGAGGAACAAATCATCCTGAAGGACGGCGACCCGGCAAGCTCGGTCGAGGTGATCATTCTCGACCAGTCCCCGTCGCGGGGGCGCACGTACTACGAAGGGCAGTACGTGGAAGGTGAGGCGCGTCCGCCCACCTGCGCATCCTCTGACGGCGTGCGCCCGGATGCGGACATCAAAGAGCCGCGAGCGCTGTCGTGCGCGCAGTGCCAGTTCTCCGCGAAGGGCAGCAGCCAGACCGGCAAGGGCGCGGCATGTGCACCGTTCAAGAACGTGGTTGTGGTGGCCGCGGACCTCAGCACCCCGCCGCTTCGTTTGCGGATGGCGCAAACCAGCTTGTTCGACGCGACGAACCCGGAGGAGTCGAAAGGTTGGTTTGCGTATGACCAATACATCAACCAACTTCGCGCACGCAATGTGACGTCCACGGCTGCGGTGGTGACGAAAATCAAGTTTGACGCGGACAAGGCGTACCCAAAACTGCTGTTCTCGGCGGTGGATTGGGTGGCTGCGGACAAGACGCCTACCATCATGGAGTTGAGGGCAGGCGAGATGATCCCCCAGCTACTGGGCAAGAAGGAAGCCGCACCCGCTACGGCTCCGGCCATCGCTGCCCCGACAGTGGCGGTTGCTCCGGTGGTGGCTCCGGCACCGGTCGTCGCTCCCGCGGTTGCAGCACCGGCAGCCCCGGCTCCCGTTGTGGCGCCTGTGGCGGTTGCAGCGCCCGCAGTAGCTCCGGCACCGGTCGTCGCTCCGGTTGCCGTCGCGGCGCCGGCTGTGGCCCCTCCCCCCGTGGCTCCGGTTGTGGTTGCGGCGGGCGGGTCGCTGGACGACTTGCTGAAGGAATGGGATACGTAACCCGGGTTTGACTGTTGAGGAAGGAGCAGACCCTAGTGGGATGGGGGATCGGGGGTGTAGACCGGAGAAAGGGGGTAGCCGCCCCCGGTGGGCCGGGGCATCCTAACGATAAACGGAGTGGCGGTATGGGGTAGCTCCCGGACGTGTCCACACCGAACTCAGCAGTCATCTGTACATGGTTAGGGACGAACAACCTCCCAGCGACCCGAGCGGGTGAAAGGCCCGCATTTTCTTGGAACCGCCATGCAGCCCAAATGCAATTGGTATCAGGACGGGGACGAGACGTCCGAACTGTGGCAGACAGGGTGCAACAAATACTTCTGCCTCAACGACGGCGACCCTGTGGACAACAAGATGAAGTTCTGTTGCTACTGCGGCAAATCTATTGTGGCGTATCGCCTGAATGAGGAAGGCGAGCACGTGTTGGTGACGCCGTGACCCCAAAACATGGCGACATCACGCGAGAAGGCGACGAATACAACCTCGAAACGTGGTACTACTGCGAAATATGCTTCAGGTCGCATTCGTGGGACTACGAAGGGTGCGAAGGACTGCGCAATTACGCCAAGGCCGGACGCGAGGCACTCAACAAGCAAATTGCCAACGCCACGAAGGAAGTGCAGAAGCGGGCGCGGTACTTCCCACACACATTCAACGAATACAACGCGTGGTGCGGCGCAAAGACTGCTCTGGCAGAAGCCAAGACACACGAAAAACAAGCGCGGGCGAAGTGGCTCGCCATAAAAGGGACGAAATCATAAACCATCATGGAAGTCATCTGCCCATACTGCGCAAAGCCCGCCAAGGCCGTCACTGGCGCGGCTATCTACAAGAACAGACCTGACCTGCAGCGCCTGATTTACTGGCAGTGCAAGCCGTGTGAGGCGTACGTAGGATGCCACCGCGGCACCATGCGCCCTCTGGGGCGACTGGCTAACGCACAGCTTCGCATTGCCAAGATGCGAGCGCACGCCGCATTCGACCCGATCTGGAAGAACCGGCACAAGACCCGCACCGACGCCTACGAGTGGTTGTCGAAGGTCATGGGTCTGCCCTTTGCCGAGACGCACATCGGCATGTTCGACATCGAGCAGTGCCGCAAGGTCATCCACGAGTCGCGCCTGTTCTTCACGAAGCTGCATGGCGAATGAGCACTCCTACGTACCCCCGGCACGACACGTGGATCAGGTGCCAGCTGGCCCACCGCTCCGCCCGAATCAAGCTAGGCCCCGCCCTCGGGCTGACCGTGTTACGATCCGGGCTCAGCATCACCCTTATCACGGAGGCGCTTGGGCAGGGGGACGCCACATTCTACGACTGGATTTTCGGGCGTCGATACCCTCAGCGGACCAAGTACCCGCGTATCTGGCGGCTTACCGAACTTCTTGAACGGGGCCTAGCCGCAGGGGACCTCCCCCGGCCAGACACGACGGGCGACCTCGAAGCCGAAAGGGAAGTATTCCGCGCCCTGCATGCGCGCCACCACCGCGCTGTTGCCGAGTGCACCCCCAAACGATTGTGACCGCAAGGGAGACGTATGAGCGTCACGGCGTTTCTATCGGACATCGTACCGACAGTGGGCTATCCAGTAGCCGCCAAGGTACTGTCCGCAAAAATACAACACCAAGTCCGGGACAATGTAACAGAGCTGGTTGCTGCCGGCATGCAGCTGGATCAGAGGGGAGAAGATGCATACTTCTGTGTCGGGACACTTATTGAGAAGCGTAAGTACCAATTTAACGCTGACGGTACGCCCCTCATGGCAGACGGCGGAAACGGCCAGCAGTACCACAAGTACGTTGTCCGCACTGCTGCCAATATCAGTCACGTCAAAGTTCTACATCTGGACGTCGACGTTCACGTATCGGGATTCAAGCGCGGTGTAGCTGTCTATCCCAGCACGCTGGCAGCGCTGACTGACATGAAGCGCATCGCCACCGAACTGTCATTCCCCAAGCCGTCAGTGGTGGCGAGCGGGTCCGGTGGGCTGCACGTGTACTGGCTGATCGCGGAGGACGTGCCGCGCGACGCATGGCGTGCGTTGGCGGCGAAGTGGCGTCTGGTGATCGACAAGATCGCCCCGCTGATCGCTGACAAATTCGTGCTGGAAGACTGCACCCGGGTGTACCGCCTCCCGGGGACCAAGCGGCACGCGGACGGCACGCTCCGAGACGTGACCATCATCACGCGAGGAACCCCGGCCCCGGTTGATAGCTATCAACAATGGCTGGATGCCGCTGTGGCTCGCCTCAACATCAACGTGCCGCCACCGGCCATGCCCGCCCATCTGGCAGCGCTGGGCTCGAACATCCCGGCGAAGGACTTCCCCCCGCTGGATTTCGTCACTCTGGCCGGGCAGTGCCAAGCGTTCAAGTACGGGTTCGACAACCAAGCGTCCGCGAACGAGCCGGTGTGGCGGGCGATGCTGATGACGGCACGCCTGTGTACCGACAAAGACGCGGTGCACTGGGTCAGCATGAAGCACCCCGACTATGACCACGGGGCCACGGAGCGCAAAGTTGCCTCGATCACCGCGACGGGCGCGGCCACCTGCCAGCTCTTCGACCAGCTCCTCGGGAAGTGCGGGGGGTGCGCTCACCGGGGCAAGGTCAACTCCCCGGCGTCCGTGTCGCACGCCGTCATCCACGCCCCCGCTCCAGTGCAGACCGTGAGCACCCCGGCAGGCCCGGTGCAGGTGACCTTGCCGAACCCACCTCACCCGTACGCGCGGACCGCTCAGGGCACTATCGTCATGCAGGGCAAGGACGAGAACGGGAACCCGACGGTGGAGAAGGTGTGCGATTACGATATGTACCCGACGCACCGGATCGGAGACAAGAGCAACGACGACGAATACACTATCTGGCAGGTGCACTATCCGGTGAAGGGGTGGGAGAGCGCGGAGTTCATGGCCTCTTGCTTCTACGACACGAAGAAACTGCACGGGGCCTTGCTTCGCAAGGGTGTGTATGTCATGCCGGGGGACGTCAGGAAGGTACATTCATTCATGGTTGCATATTTGAAGCACCTGCAGAAGCAGGCCAAGGAAGACAAGCGGTACGCCAAGCTGGGGTGGCAGGACGAGGGTGAGACGTTCGTGCTGAACGGCCGGGTGTCGACCCCGACAGGCCCGGCCACCCCCTCCGCTGCCAGCGAAGCGTTCACCGTGGTTCGAGGGGTCGGAACAGGCGGGACGTTGCAGGGATGGAAAGACGCGATGCGGTTCTACGACGACCCTCGGTACGTCGCTCACCAATTCTGTTGCCTTGCCTCATTCGCAGCGCCTCTCATGAAATTCACCGGGTTCGCTGGCGTCGTGCTCAACATGGACGGCAGGCCCGGGGCGGGCAAGACGACGGTACTGCATGCTGTCAATTCAGTGTGGGGCAATAGTAACGAGTTGATGCTAAGCGGCGGCAAGGCCGGAAGTACCGTGACCGGCAGGTATCAGAAACTCTCAGCACACAACAACCTCCCCGTGACATTGGACGAGATCACAACGCTGAGCGGGGAAGAAGCCAGCGCACTGGTGCACGCAGGGTCTCAGGGGATGGGCAAGCAGCGCGCCAAAGGATACGGTGACATGGAGACATGGTGCACCATCCTTGAGACCACCTCCAACGGCAGCCTGTACCACAAAATCTCCACCTTCAAGGAAGACGCCGCAGGGGAGAACGTCCGCATCTTCGAAATCTACATGGACAACATGCAGGTACACACGAAGGCGGAAGCGGACGAATTCAACTATCAGCTTCGCCAGAACTACGGCTGGGCTGGGCAGCTGTACGCCGACGCCCTCGTCAAGAACCGGGCGAAGCTCCCCGACCTCGTCAGGAGCTTCATGTTGGACGTAGACGCCCGAGCGCACGTCGAGTCCGGGGAGCGGTTCCGCGCCGCCTTGGTGGCGGTCGTAGGCGCGGCCGGTGGGATCGTGAAGCGCCTCGGCCTAGTAGGTTGGGACATTGACGCCGTGGTCGAGTGGGGCGTGCAGCACATGTCCAGCCTGCGGGAAGTCACCGCCGCCTATCACGCCACGGCCATGGACACCTTGGGGGATTTCCTCGATACCCACCTGAACGACACCTTGACGCTGATCAACGCGAGCAAGGCGCTGTCCGGCACAGCGGACATTCTGCGCGAGCCCCGGGGCAAGCTGCTGGTCCGGCACGAGATGGACACCGGCACCCTGTTCATCCAAGCGAAGAGCTTCAAGACCTACTGCAGTACCGCGGGGGCGGACTTCCGGCAGATTCAACAGGAGCTGCAGGCGCTGGGGGTGCTGGTGGCGGTGGACCGGCTCAAATCCTTGGGCAGTCACACGACGCTGGAGAAGTCGCCAAGCCGGTGCTGGGTGATTGATATGACCAACCCGCTGGTGTCCCGCAAGCTGGTCGCGGTCACCTCTCCGCCAATGCAGATGCCGATTGGGCAAAAAAGTACCCCCTGAGAAGGGGGTATCAAGGTAACTCAGGAGGGAGATGCGCCCTGTCCCATCGCTGGAGAGCGCAGGCGCACTCTACCTCCGCCGCTGGCAAGCCGTCAAGTAGGCTTGGCACTCTCCAAGCCGGATCACTTCCCCGACGCAGGCGGCGACTTCTCGATTGACTCGCGCAAGAGCCTCATCTGTTCGTTCAGCTCTTCGAGCGATGTCATTGGATCGCTGCTGGCAGGCTTCAAGACTTCCATCGGTACCGGGAACGATGGGCACTCCACTACCCGCACCGGACTGCTGCTGCAGCCGCTTAACACGAGCAGCGAGACGATCGCGCTCGGCCACGCCCCACGCCAGTACCTGTTTGGTTGCTTCATCGGATTCTCTCTTCTGTTCTTCGCGCTTTCGAAGCGCCTCGGCATGCTGTTCGTCAGCCGCGTTTTGCTCTCCTACGCGAACCGCATCCTCCAGACCTGCCTTGACCGATCGGTACCCATATCCGGCGGTGTACGACATTGCGACCAGAGCGGCTAACCCGCCCAGCTTAGCCAGAAGTAGGTTCACTGTTTTTCCCCCGCATGTCGGAGTACGACTGCACTAATTCTTTCAGGATATACGTTGCGGGGATCAATACGGCGGCAATCACGGCAGACAGTTCAAGCCCGGTGACCCCCGGGCGCATGGCGTACTGCTTGGCCCAGACGTAGGAGTCCACGAACATCCACGCGACAATACCTAGCATGACCCGCCGCACCACCATCCGCGTGTCGATAAAGTCCAAGAACTGCGTGATGTATTTGCCCATGCCCTACCCCTGCTTATAGTTGTAAATCTCGATGGTGGGAGTCCCGAATTCCCGCAGCAACTCGATGATTTCGATGCACCTGTCCACCGCCGGCTTACAGTTCCCGACCCACCCCTTGTCGATCCGCTGCTCTTTCCCCACGAGGATGCACCCTTCCGTGTCGGATGCGGAGTTGCCTCCATGGATGCGGATCGCCGTGAAGTCCCGTACGTTGCTCAGGAGAGGAAGCCGGATTCCGAACCGATGGCTCAGGGTGACGGTAATGGGGTACGTGCCGCTCGGAATCGCTGTCTTGCCCGGGATTTTCATGGTTCGCTCCCACTTCCACCGACCCCCGATCATCTGCTCCCGCACTGGGTCCTCCAACGTGTACCCGATCAGCTCGCCCTCAACGTGCAGCTCCCCCATGGTGTATTGCCCTGTCAGCAATGTACGGTGAAGTACGAACATGTCAGTCCTTCCGAAGGTGTTCGATAACCTGCGAGATGATGGTGGCTGCCGCCCCCACTACGACCGTGATCTGCACCCAATAGTCTTTCACCCAGCTAAACGATCGCTTGGGGGCGGGGCGGAAGATGGGTTCTTCGACGGGGGATGCCGGGGAAACCTGCGAGAGAAATGCCATAAATCCGCCTGCCCCGTCCACGAGCGCGACAACCCGCACGTTTGCCCATACCACGGCACCCCGTTTTGTAAGGTACCTTTTTGCCATGTCGTAACCTTCGACTCGACTATCGGCGACATCGCGCGCCATCTCGACATCATCTCCCACGTCGTCCGGATGTGTAATATCTTGGAACCGCCGTTTCTCCAGTTCGGACTCCGTATACTGTAGAAAACGGCATAGGGCAGGGTTAGCGCGTAAGAAAGTACCATCCTCAGCCACAATGGCAACCCCCACCACGCTCGATTCCCACCACGCACCAATAATCGTTTCATCGGACGGCATCCTCGGCACGATACGCCTCGTTAGACTGTTACGTATATTGTTGTTGGGTTCAGTCTTACTTGGGTTTCTGAAGTGGTTGATCGGATGACTATCTGCGCCAGCACCGCCCCCGCTGGCAACGATGTAGGCGGGAACCCCTCCGCCGTGCTCGACCCAGTAGATGCCCCCACCGCTGCCCACACCGCTTGCGCTACTGCCGCAGCAGTAGCTGCGGCAACCGCGACCCCGACTCCTGACTCGATGGAGCTGAGAACATCGGATGTCGCCAACGCAACGGCGCTGCCTGCAGCAGTCCCCACCGCCGCCACGACAGTACGGGACACCGCCTCTGCAAGGGACGAGCCCGCAGAAGTAACCGATCGGGGCTCGTACGCGGAGACTTCTGTACCGTCCGCCGTCGCGGTCGCAACGCCTGTGGACGTCGCTGTTCGAAAATGGATGCTCTGGGATACGCCAAGGGCGTCTGGCCCCCCGGGAGTGGCCCCCGCCGCTGCCCAAACGGACCTTCCTGTGGCTGCTGCCGTGGATGTGCCGACAGAAGAGCCCGTGGCTTCAGCAAACCCAGACGCGGCGTCAGTTCCAGTCGCGAGCGCCGTCGCCGCCCCGACAGAAGCCCCGACCCCCGCCCAGACAGCCCGCGCCGTAGCCGACGCCGTTGCTGCTCCGGCGGACGCCCCCACAGCCGCGGTGATCCCTGCTGCCGCATCAATGCCATCAGCGAGCGCGTCAGAGGTGCCGACGGAGGTGCCGACCCCCGCCCAAAGGGCCTGTGACTGGGATGACGCTCCGGCCGTGGCAATACTGGACGCCACTGCAGCAACCACGGTCCGGGAGGTTGCGGAGACTGTCGGCGCCGCAGTAGATGCACCGACTACTGCCCACGTGGCTTGGGAAGTAGCGGAAGCCGTGGCGACCCCGACCGAGGCCCCTACCCCGTTGGTAGTGCCCCCGCTCGCCGCGGAGAAAAAGAACATCGAGGCGGGCTTGTCTTCTTCGAAGAGCTGGCCCGGGGCGCCTGTGAGCGACGCCATTTCCCCAATAGTCAGCACCCGCCCGGCGAACTCAGCGTAGCCAAGAATGGTGGCGTTGATGGATTCGGTGTTGTCCGACCGGCCAAACAACGACCCGGTATCGATCGTAAACGTCTGCGTAGACGACCCGGACCCGCAGACGTTGCCGTCAGCAAAAAATCGTGCCGTGGTGCCGTCGTAGGTAACGCCAACAACGGACAGCTTGCCTACCGCAAGTCGCGCATTCGACGAGACGCCGATACTGACAACCGCTGCCCGCAGCAGCTCGTGCTCGCCCCCCGCCGTAATTCGCCACTGAGAGCCGTTAGTGGACCCGCTTACCGTGCTTGTAATGATAGTTCCGGTAGCCAGACCGTCCGGAACTACAAGCGCGATTCGCGAAAACGTCTGCCCCTGCCCGATACCGGACATCCGCAGATTGCCGAACGAGCTGTACACCCCAAGCGCGCCCTGCCGCACGTTCGGCGTCGGGCCACTCAAGCTCACGAACCGCGCTTGCCCGACAGCGTCAACAAACCGCTCGCCCATCGGGTACAGCAACGCAGACAGCCCGCGCGCCCGCCATCGCGCAGATGGCGCTAGAAAGACTCTAGGCCATACGTGCCGCGCGCCCGGTGCTACCCCGACTGTCATGCCTTACGGCGCCGGTCCGTACGCAATCGGCGTCATTTTGATCGCCCAGCCCGTAGACACCTGTTGCCCTGCCGTATTAAACAGGTACACCTCACCTTTGCGCGGCAGATTGACCGCCGTCGCTTCCACTGTCTGCGCTGCAGTCTGGTTGAGCATGTTGAAATGCCCGACAACGCGGTGCGGGTAGGCAGTGGTCGGAACGGGCGCGTCCGTCGTGCCGTCGATGTCCATCGGGCGCACGACAATCTGAATCGCACCCAACGCCGTGAACGCACTTGCGCACGAACAGGTCAGTGTGAAGATGGCGCGGTCCGTGTCGGCGGCATCTGTCGACGTCAAATCATACTGCGTCGAAGCAGCCACGCTCAGCGCGTTGTTGGCGATTGCCGTTCCGCCGCTCGACTCCAACGTGATCGTTGTCGCCGAAAACTTCCGGACCGCATCGTTTGTGCCGATCGGCATGTCGCCTCCTTACTGGTTCAATAGCGCACTGATTTCCGACGCCGTGAGGATGCCGTCCCAGTTGAGGCGCCACGCCGTCACCCCGCTAGTGCCAGCGTCGGTGCCGCCCAGCTTCTGTTCAGCCCACGTGGCATTGCGCGTCATATCGTTGAGAATGACCGATCGGCTACCGCTGTTCGTCGCCCCGCTGAAGATGTCGGCAATGGCGCTTCGAACCTTGGCCCGTGTCGGGTCCATGACCCCAACGCTTTCCATCAAGTCAAACGCCTGACGCTCCGCCACACTGCGCCCAATGTAGTCCGAAATGTTTACCGCTTCGAACAGTTCGAGCCCCGTGTATGTCGTCTTCCACACCTTCTGCACTGGCGAGGCAATCGCGTTGCAGTAATTGGCGATGGCAGTGTCATCCCGGATCAGAACGTTGGCCGCTAGTGCCGGTTCGGACAGAATCGCGGCCCGCAGGGTGTTTTTCTGCTGGTTGTTCATTTCGGCTCCAGAGGCAATCCCCGCAATGAGGATCAGGACGGTGGCAAAAAAGGCACGAATCATGGCGGCTCCTTAGTCTTCGGTGACAGTGCTGGCCGTCGTCAGGCGCGGGATCACGCTGACAGCCATGGTGATGGGCGGGGTTACACCGCCGGAGTACAGCACCTTGCCGGCGCCCGACGCTGCTGTACCGACCGACCAATGCGTGATGGCGCCGCCGGGGGAGGCCGTGCACGCGTTGAAATCGATGTTGGCGACCGGGCTCGCCGAGCTGCCCGTGACCGTCCATCCGCCTGACGTGCGCGCTACGGGAACCCGCGCGTAGCCCGTATACGCCGTTTCGCTGGTAGTCTGGTCCCCCGCCTCCGGGCTACCGGTGTGGAGCGCTACGTAGGTATTGGTGATCGGGCTGGACGATGCATTGTCCGCAATGTTGGCAATGGCGGTGCCATTGAGAAACAACCGCAGTACGTCGTTTTCGAAAGTATCGCTCTTACCAGACATGGTGCACTCCTTATGTGGTCACTTCTTGAGTCACTGCCACTGATCCTCGCATCAATGTGGTCACTACCCCGGAGCTAGACACCAGCTCCAAGTCGTAAACCCCGGACCGCCACGTGTACGCCGCGGTGTCGGTTGCAGAGATGGTGACAGTGATCGCCTTGTTTGCATTGTCCAGCAAGATGCCGGAGTTCTCGGTAGTGAGGGACGCCAGCTCAGTGCCCCCCACAAAATCACGGATGGTCATCCGGGCGGTGTACCCGGACAGTGTCTGCGGGGTGTAGTAGACGAGCGAGCCCCCGGAGGTGTACGCGTCGTACCCCGCAGAACTGACGGCAGGGAGCGCAATGGTGTCTGCGCTGAGCACCGTGGCCGTCTCGAACTCCGACCCCCGGGGCGGGTATGTTCGGGCGTTGATCTGGGACATTCCCCCGGCAGATATTACGGCTACCCGCCACCCTTCGGGTACGCCATGCGCCACGGACGTGATGACAACAGGCGTGGCCCGCGCGATTCCGGTGATCGCCTTGGTCGTCAGTAGCGAAGTCTCCCAGCGCACGATCTGCTCGAAGGTGTTGCCCTGCACGATGGTGAGTTTCTGCTTGGTCGCCATGATCACCTGTAGGGGTACACGCCCTGCTTCCCGGTCGCCACGTCCCGGGGCGAGCCCGGCAGTCCGGTGCGAAGGCCGACGGCGAAGTCACGATCGGCGCGGGTGAGCCCTTGGTACACAGATGTGAGTGTAACGCGGAACGCGGGATTCGTGGTATTGAAGGCGTCAATTTCCGCTTGCGCTTCGCGCGCCGCGTCGGGGTCCTTGGCGTCGATGGCCTGTCGCATCTTGGTTCGGAGCTGCGTCTGACGGCGCCCCATGAGTTGCTCGCGCGTGTTCTCGGCGTACTGCTTCTCCCGCTGGGACTTCAGCACCGCCGGGGTCAGCCCCGCGCCCATCTGGAAGATGTCCCACGAGTTCAGCTCGACAGGAATCTTGTTGCCCTTGCTGTCCTTGGGGTAGCCGTCGTTCACCGCCTCGAACGCCTTGATGAGCCCCTTGATTGCGTTGGGGGCTGCGATCTCGACCACCTTGGCGCCGGGCAGCCCAGCGTCCGCAGCATCCACCGTACGCGCGGCCATGCCCAACAGCCCAAACGCTGGCCCTGCGGAATCAACCGCCAACGCTGCCACTCGGTCTTCCCACCGACGCCGGTCAGCCAGAAACGCGCTAAACGGTAGCAAGTCCTGCATGCCCGAACGCGAGAGGTCGACGCCCAGCGCCCGTGGAAGCCCCTTAGCGAGAACCTCGCCCGCCCCCTCGCCAAAAGTCCCAGCCAGCCATGTTTGATACGCCACCTTGGCATCGTAGGGTTCGTCGTCATCGCCCAGCATTGTCTCAAGCGCACGGGCAATCACCGTCGCCATCGGGAGCCCTAGAGAGCCCGCCAGAACCCCCGTGGTGGTCATCACCCCGGCAAACAGGCGGCGGTTCTCGCGAAGCATTTCTTTGGCCCGCGTGTTGTACTCCTCGTCCGTCTCCGCAGGATCGCGTACCGGCTTCACCGTCGCATTCTTGGCGGTGCGGGCCAGCATCTCGATCATCTGCACGGAGTAGGAAGCGAACTGCGTGACCAACGGGGTCACCGGCCCGAGAAAGCCGTGAGTGCCGAGCTGTCGACCCTTGTTGGCTACGGAGTAGTCGAACTGCGTCTTGTCGACCATGTCCATGGCGTACGTCTCTGCACTGGCCTGCGCGCTGTCTGTCATGCGGGCAAACTTCGGGTCCTTCTGCCGCTGCAGTTCGAGATTGTACGCGGCCAGCGTCGTCACCAGCCGGTTCAAGATTTCGCCGTAGTGAGCGCCAACCCCGATCGCCATGGACAGCCGATGCGTCCGGCCCGTCTGCCCATCGGCCACAGCATTGATGTGGGAGTAGTACGTGCCGTCGATACGGGCAGTATCGAACGCCTGCTTCAGTGCACTCGCCTCGCCGTAGGTCAGCCCGTAGTCCTTGAAATTGGCCTTCGGCCCGCCCAGCTCCAGTTCGAGGTACGGGCGTAGGGAATTTTCCTTCGCCATCGCCATCAACAGGGACCCGGCTTTCTTCTGGGCGTAGACCATCGCCGCCATGGATTTCACAAACCCGTGGCGAGCGCCCAGCGTGGGCAACGTCAGCTGGAACGGCTGCAGCAAGTTCGTCAGCAGATACGCCGGGCTCATGCCCAGATAGAAGTTGTGGGACACCGCGTTGACGGAGGACACCCACGGCAGCTCGTTCGTGTCGTACTCCTGCGCGTCGCGCCGCTTGACCTCCTCGAAGATGTCGCGCGCTCGCACCGCGGCGCGGACGTCCGTCCCCCGCTCCAGCTCCGCCACCTGCGAGGCCATGGCCTTCATCGCGTCGTTCAGCAGCGGGGTGAATTTCAGCCGGGACAGCCGGTTGATCGAGATGACGCTGCGCTTCGCCCAGCTACGGGGGAGCGCCGAACGGTCGTAGCCCGCCACTTCCTTCCGCTTGACCATCACCCGCTTGGGAGACATCTCCGGCAGCATGCTGATGTACATGTCCCGCATGGAAAGTTTCAGCCCGGCCTTCTGTGCATCTGACAGGTCAGTGCGCCCGTCGATCCGCTCGTACAGGCGCTTGATGACCTCGAACGTCTCGCGGAACTCGCGCGGCAGTGCTTCTGCCAACCGCCCCTGCGAGAAAGTCGGCTCCTTATTGGAGTTGACCTGTTCATGCAGCGGCACCCCGGCGGCGGTCTTCCGGCTCTTGACGTCCGCCACGGCAGCTGCCAGCTCGCCCTCGGTCTCGAACCGCTGGAACACCCGCTCGTTGTTCTCGTCGTTGTACCGCAGGTAATACTCTCCGAAGCGGCCGATGTGGAAGTACGTGCCATCCATGGCCTTGAACGCGGAGTGCAGGGGCTTGAACATGTCCTGCGCCTCTTTGCCCAGCCGCCCGTTCATCAACGCATCTTCCATCTGCGCCGTCGTGGAGTCGCGCGTGATCCCCGCCTGACTGGCCTCGCCGAACAGGTCGATGATGTTCACCAGCGCCGCCTCGTATTCCTGCTTGGCAAGGTTCTCCGTGAACTCCAGCTTCTCGCGCAGAATCTTCTGCCCGCCGCTCGGCGCCAGCGCCTGCCACAGCTTCATGACCTCGTCGTACTGCACGCGGAGCTTGGCGTTGTTGCCGTTCTTGTCCGTGGTCATGTAGCCGCGCTGCTTCTCGAACGCCACGCGCGGGTTGATGTGGAGCGACGTGATGTCGTCCATGGCCTTCAGGAACACCTCACCCTGCGTCATCCCGGCGATAGTCGACGCCTGTCCGCCGAACTTGCGCGCCCAGTTGTCGTATCGTGCACGGGTGTGGTCCGCGTTGCGCTTCAGCCCGTTGGCAAAACCCGCGGCGAGGTTCTTCACTTCCGTGAAAGCGCGCATCTGTGGGAACTGGTCGCCGAACGTCCACGCAAGGTTCTTGAGGGTGGACCACCCCAACGACGTGCGATGCAGCCAGCCAGTCAGCGTCAGCGACCCCGTCTTTACCTGCGCGGGAATCTTGTCGCTGACCTTGGTGAGGTTGCCCGCCCACGCAGATGCACCGTCCAGCGCCACTGCGGGGCTGCCCTCGATCCGAGCGACGTATTTCTTCACCCGCGCGTAATCCGGCGTTTCTTGCCCCAACACCTCCAGCACTTCGCTGGTCTGGCCGACTACTTTGTCGAACCATGACGTTGCTGCTGTGCGCGGCCCCATCCCGAGCAGCGAGCGCCCCCACGCAATGAACTTGTCCCAAAACGTGACGGGAACAACTTCTTCCGCCCCATATTGCTGCCCCAACATCCATACTCGAAGTTCTGGATTGGTTAGCGCGTAGGTTAGAAATTCATCACGGCTCTTCGCCGGTTCCCGCAGCCACACAGGCGCGTCATCTCGTTCGAGCAAGGGCGCCGCCTTGGCTCGGAACTCGCGCCAGAGCGTCTCAAACTCTTTGAGCACGCGGTCGCCTTTGGACCCGCCCATGATCGCCTGCCCCGCCTTCCGCATATAGACATCCAGCACCGCGAACCGGGCGAATACGACCGCATGCACCATCTCGTGCAGAAAGATTTCCTCGCTGACTCCTGCGCCAGAATCCGGCACGTCGCGAAGATACACAGCGACCCCGCCGTTCTCAGTGTCGTACTGCGCCAGCCCCATGTTCTGCCCTTGCGCAATACTCATGGGCGCCAACGTGTCGGGCTTCGCCAAGATAAGCGACATGGTGCTTTTTGCAGGCAGCAGCTTGCCCAACGTTGCCGCCAGTCGACGGTACCAGTTGTTGGTGCTGTTGGCTTCGATCCACCCCAGCGCCCCGCGAATGTCCCCGTTTTCCATCAACTTTCGCAGAGGCGCGCTGACGGGCTGCGGGTCAGAGCCCAACACTGCAGACGAAGAACCTATCGAGTTTTTGGCGGACTGCAGTCGAGCCATACGCGCTGCTTCCGCATCCGCTCTCCGCACGTCGGCATCCTCCGATGCATCCTCGACAATGCCGAACAGCTCCGGATTGACTTTGCGGTTTGCCCGCGTGCGCTCTGCCATTGCTTCTTTATTGGCTTGGCGCACTGCCTCGTTGTGCTCGCGCGTCATCTGCGCTTTGGTCTCGGCCGCGAGCTTTTCCTGGGCGTTCATGCGCTCCAGCGTACGTTTCACGCGGGCAAGAGACTCTTTTGCCGCCGCCATTCCGGGGTGGTTCGCGTGCTGCTCAAGAACTTTCTGCGCCATCACCGCGGCTTCGGTCGGCTCCCCGCCCTTACCCTTCGACACCTGCTCTGCTTCTTCCATGAGGTACAGCAACGCGCTGACGTGCGCCGACCTCGACTGGTTTGGATCGATCAGAAACTTGACTGCCGAGCGCACATGCGCCACCGGGGAGTCCGGCGTCTCTTTCTTTTTCGGCGTTGCCTTGGGCTCAGTGACGGTTTTGACTTCGGTCTTCGCCCCTTCCTTCTTGACCTTGGCCCGGAGCGCCTTGGCTTTCTGTTCCTTGGTCTGGGGGGCTTCTGTGGTTGCGGCTACTTCCGCCAGCATCCCGGCCAACCGGCTGGCGAGCTGCCCAATTCGACGCTCCGTCCGCCCCGCGGCCTTGGTGCTTCTCTCCGCTTCGGGGTAGCTCTGCAGCGCTTTGATGTACGCCGCCAGCGTAGTTCTTTGCTCCGCCGGGGTACTTGCCTCTTTATGCGCTTTGCGCGCGGCCTTTACGCGCTCCATCGCTGCAATGTACTCCGGGGACGGGCCGTGCGTCGCCATGAGCGCAAACATCTGCTGCGCGATACCTTCCTGCGCTACCCGGTTTCCTTGCGCCCGCGCTTCCTTGTACGCTGCACTCAGCGCTTTGAATTTCTGCTCGTATTCGTCCGCTGCCTTTGTTTCGGGCGCGGGTTCTTCCTTATCCGGCATCTGCCCGTCAGCAGTCTTGCCGGTCTTACGGCGCGTGTACCCGGCTTCCTTCAGCTTCTCACTGCGGGTTTTCGGCTTCTCTTCCACCTTCGGTGCAGGAGCGGACTCCACCTTGGCTGCCGGTGGAGTCTCTACCTTCGGTGCTTCCGGCGGCTTTACTTCGGCGGGAACGGTGCCTTGGCCTTGCCCGGCGGGAACGGTGCTTTGCCCCCCGCCTTGAACGGGGGCTTCATCCCCATCTTGGGGGGTGGGGCTCCCTTCTTGCCCATCGGTTTCTTCATTCCGGCTGACGCTTTCATCCTTGCCTCCATTGGCGAGTCGTTGACCCCACAGCTTCAACCCTTCCACCGTCTTCGGCTTCAGGTCCTTGTTTGCAGCAATGTACGCTTCGACGTCGGCTTGCGTGGGTGCGGGTGTGGCGCGCAACACTGCCGTGACACCTTTCCGCAGCTCGACCGAATTCGACGGGGCCTTGCCTTCCGGCGCCGTCATGTCCATGTTCGTTGCCAGCCGCTCGGGCGTGACCTCGCGCGTCTTGCGCCCCGACTCCAGCTCCACCCACTTCAGCTCCGACTCCTGCTGTTCCATGGGGGAGAGCCCGACCGCGCGCCGCAGCGCTTGGTACCGAGCGTTCGAGATGACTACTGTGTCGGTGGGGGCGCCGTTGACCATCGCCGTGGTAGACGTGGGGAGCCGCCACCCGGCATCCGGGTTGTTCGGGTCGATCGCCGCCGTCATGGCGAGCTGCTTGGCTTGCGCCGCGGTGGCTTTGCCCGAGCCGGTCGTCAGCTTGCCGTCCGCCGTCACCCCAGAATTCTTGAGCTGCTCGTAGAACGCCGCTGCATCCTCCAGCGTGGCAAACCCCAGCCGGAGCGGTGCCCCCTTGGTGTTCGTGAACTCCACCGGCACCGTGCTGGACTTCACCAGTCGATTGGCGAGCGTGACAGCCTTGGCCCGCTCCGCTTCGCCCACCGGCAGTTCGAGCACGTGCCGCGTGAGCCCGCCAGATGCCTGCGTGACTTCGGGGGAGCCCTGTGCACGCGTGATCCGCGTGTCTCCCTTGCCTTCGGTGGCAGGAACCGGCGCCGGGGTGAACGGCGCGAGCTGGGCGGTCTCGTCCCCCTGAGCACGTCGGTACGCCACGTTGGCTTCCGCAGTGAGCGCATCCGTGTCCGGCAGGCCCAGCGACTGGGCGTACGCCGCCTTGAACGCAGGGAAGTCGCTCGACGGTGCTGCCGGTGCTGTAGGGGCGGCAGGGGGAGCGGCGGGGGGAGCTGTCGGTGCTGACGCATCCGCGACAGGAGGCTCCGTCGGCGCGGGCGGGGCGGCAGGAGCCTCGGGACGATTCGGTCTGAGCAAGCCACCGCCTGCACCCAACACTCCACCGGCAAGACCCCCGATGATCATGTCGTCGACCACGCCGTCCAGCAGCTGCGTGGACTTGTCCATGTACTTCTGCGTGACCCAATTGCTGGCCGCACGTTCGAGCCCGGACTGCACCGCCTCTTGTGCCATTTCCCCGCGGAAACCCTGCACCATGTTCCCGATCCGGCTGGCGCCCCGCAGCTCCTTCCCGACAATCATGCCCAGCACGCCGGAACCGGCAATCATGCTGCCCAGCGCCGTGCCTGCGGCTTGTGACAGAGATGCTACAGAGGCATCCCCGGCGATTTTTTTGCGTGCTTTGGCCTCATCCCCGCCAGATTCGGCCAGTGCTTCAGCCCACCCGGGCTGCTGAGCGAGCTGCTCCGTGGGCGTGTTTTCGACTTGCAGGCGGGTATCTTCCGGAGCCGTGACCCCGGTCACCGCGGCTTCACTGGCGGCAATTACGCCGCGCTGCGACAGTTTGGACAGCCCCTCGAACCCGCCCTTGACAAGCCCCGTGGCTTCACCGGCTGCCAGAATGCCCTTGGCGCCGAGCCCGCCGACCGCCAGTGATGGCAAAGATTCCGCAGCAGCGCCCGCTACCTTGCGGATCATGTTGCCGCTCTTCCACGCCTCACCTACCGTCTGGCCCGAGGCTTCCTGCTGAAGCGGGGAGGTCGTTGCGCGGATGTCGCCCGACAGGGCGGCGCGACCTCGGTTGATGTCGTCGGCGTAGTCCGACACGGCTTCGCTGCCGGTGAGCGCCCCGATACCCCGCGTGGCAAGGGACGCACCTGCCCCCGCAAGGTCGACCGCCCCCGCTGCTACCAGCTTGGGCATGTCGGTGAATGCGTTGCCAGTCTTCTTGGCCGGGGCTGGGCGCCCCATCCATACCGCGGTGTCTTCGGGTGTGATCGCCATTATTCGCCTGTAGCGGGCACGGGCATGCCGATGCTAGTTTTCCCCTGCGGCGCGTCCATCGGCACAACTTCGCCGTTGCTCAACCGCAGAGCCACCTTGCCGTCTTTCACCACCTTCGTGCCTAGCACCGTGCCGGAAGAGTCCTTGATAGCCTCCCCCGGAGCCGCTGCACGCACTGCCGCGCGAATCTGCCCATCGGCCTTCAGCATGTCGGACGATTTGTACTCTGCTACCCCGCCGCGACCAACCATGACAATTCCGCCGTCCGCTAGAGGCACCACTGTCGGCGGTGCTTCCGAGCCCTTCAGCTCCGCTTGGCGCTGCGCCAGCTTTGCCGCTTCAATGGCTCGGCGATTGGCGTTCGTCATCGCCACACCTGCGAGTTGCGCGTCTGCCCCGTAAATGCTGGCATTGGCGCTCGTCTCCGCCACCTTCTGAGCAGCCGCCTGCCGCCCGGCTTCCAGCACTGGCATCTGATCGACCTGCTTGCGCTGCGTCTCCGCATTGAACGCGTTGACCCCGGCGTTGGCTTGCTGCACTCCTACTTGCTGGGCGTTCTTGAGCGCTGCGGCATTCCACTGCGCGTTCCACATCTTGTCCCACGGATTGCGCGACCCGGCGAACGGGCTCTGCACTGAGGATGTGGCCGGCGCTGCGGGAGTCGTCGACATCGCAGGGAGCGGCCCGCCCGTGACGGTGCCAGTGTCGATCAGACGCTGGTTGATCCGCTTGAGGTCGTCGGCGTACTTCATCCCCGCCGCGTACAGGTCGCCATCCGCTGCAGGTGCGGGGGTGGCCTTTGCCGGTGCGGGGATCGAACCCGACATGGTGCCAGGGCCGGTCATCGCTGGCGGCTTGGCCGGGGTAGCCTTGGCAGGAGCTGCGGGGGCTGCGGGGGTCACGGCGGCGGGCGCGGCTACCGCCGGTTTGGCCGGTTCGTCCGTGATGCCGAAGAACCCCTTCGCCGCATCCCCGGCTCCTCGAACGGTAGCCCCCAGCCCAGCATCCATCGCCGTACGCCCCACTCCATCGATCGCGTCCATTGCCAACGCCGGGACCGTCATCAACGCCGACCCCGCTGCCGCACCTACCTTACCCGCCATCGTGGGCTGTTTCTGCACCCGCTCGACGGCATTCGCCGCGACTTTGCTGGTGGTGTCGAAGTCGTTGAACGTCCGGCTCCCCAGCTCTTGCGTGAAGGTGCCGGGGCCGGTCAGCGGTGCCGGGGGCGGCGCCACATACCCGGGGCGCTTGGACATCATGCTTTCGGCCCGCGCGTCCGTGGCCCGCAGAATCGCCGACGGCGCCACCGTGGTGCGACCGGACGTGGGTATCAGCCGAGGGGCAATGCCCGTGGCGTCCACCACCTTCGGGGGCGGCACCATTGCGGGCATCACCGGAATTCCAAAATCATCCTTCGCAGGCTGCACCATGATCACGCTCCCGAACTGGCAACAGTGGACGTCGTCGCGGCCACTGCGTTGAAGCTACTATACGCCGCCGCTGCGGTCCGCGCATACATGTCCAGCCGGGCTTTCTGAGCTTCGACGCCGGACGCGGTGATGTTCCCGATGAAGCCCCCGGCCAGCGTGGCGTACCGGATGTCGTTATCGGCGTTTGCAATGTCGGCCTTCAGTTCGATCTCCGCCGACGCAATGACCGCTCGATAGTATTCCGTCACCGCTGCGTACGCCGCGCGTTTGGCTTCTGCTACCGAAGACGCATACTCTGCCGCTGCGTTGGGCAGGCGTGAATACGCCGTAACCAGCCCGCTGATACCGTTGAGCAGCCCGATCTTCAGCTTGACGCCCACGTCCGCCGCAAATTTCACCGCCTCGACGTGGATGTCCAGCGCCTTGATTGCTTGCTGCGCCGCCATGTCTGCGTTGGCAAAATGCGTGTCCTGCAGTCGCATTTGCAATTGATTGTTCACCACTCCGCCCGGCATGGAGAACCCGCGAGACGCCCATTGCGTCACGATCGAATCTTCATATCGCGCTGCGTCCCGAAGCGTCTGGGCCTTGGCCCGCTCCCACATGATTTCTTGGGTAGTGGCGTCCACCATGGCCCCGGCAATGATGTCGCTGAGCAAGGGGTCCAGCCCGTCCGGAAGCGCCGCCGGAAAGTAGTCCCGCAGCCACGACGTCTGCAGGCTATCGACTACCTGCTTCACCTGTTCCAGCGCCCCAGCAAAATCCACGGTGAGGTCGTTGGGGTCCGGGGGCGGGGGCAACGCCGGGATAGTGGGGGTGTCGACGATGCCATACTGCGTCAGTGGGCGCGCGAAGGTCGAGGACTGCCCGGGGACATAGGTGGCCCAGTTCAGGTTGGTAGACACCAACTCCGCCGCGTCGAGCGCGTTGGACGCTACCGCCTTCATGTCCTCGATCAGCTGTGCGGGGGCAGAGGCTTCGGCCATAGTTACACTCCGTGCCGCTTCAGAATCTGCGGCTTAAATTCAATGCTGTCGAGGTCGAACGTCGCCCCCGCCCTGTTCTCCACACGGAACTGCCAATACCTCGCCTGCAGCCCGCGACCCAGCGTCGCCCGCGACCCGTGCACGTACGACGGGTGATGCTCCAGCGCGTAATAGCGCGTCACCGTGTCGTTGGCAACGACCTTGAGCGCCAAGTCCCCGTCCGCCCGCGCCGCCACGTACACCGCCGGAATCCGCTTGTCGTATGGGTTCTTGTAGTCCGTGCGCGGGGTAGTAACCGCCGCCGGTATCGGCGCCCCGTCATCCGTGGCCCCCGCGTACCGGTACACCCCCGCCCGCGTGGTCATGTACGTGGCCCCCTTGAACCTGCACATAGAGGTAGCAGGGAGCCCGACGAATCGGCTGGGCGCCGACGTGTCGTAGTTGATCGCCCACGCCGTGAAGTCGTCGTTGAAGGGGTTGGAGGGTGTCGGAGTGAACCCCACCGGCAGCATGTACATCTGCGCCGCCCCGCCCATCCGCATTCCACCTGACGGTACATGCACCGGGAAGTACCCCGTCACCGGGGCCGTTCCGCCCACGCGCATCCCGCCACCCACCGTCTCGGGGTAGAGGGTGGACACCGGGGCAACCCCGCCGATTGTCACACCCCCCGCGGGGGTAATTGTGTTGATCGCTGGGAGGCTAATCCCCGCCGACCCGCCCAGCACCATGCCGCCCGTTGCAAACACCGGAGAACCGTCGAACGCCGCCCCGCCCAGCACCATACCGCCAGTCACGGTTTCGACAAACGCGTTAGGCACCACCGCCGCGCCGCCCACCTGCACCCCGCCGGACGGGGCAAACTCAATCCAGTCGAACGCGTCGGGGGCCGTACCCCCCACCCGCATCCCGCCCAGCGGGCCAAGGTCGAAGATCGTGACATACACGTCAGCAATCGGAGCCTCGCCACCGACCGTCATGCCCCCGGTGGGGATGATCGGGTCCCCAAAGATGTCCGCCCCGCCCCCGAGCGTCATCCCGCCATCGGGCACCATCGAGAAATTGAGCGGAGACGACAGAGCGAACCGGGGAAGCCGCGGACCGGCGGGTACTCCCGTCTCGCCTAGCTGGAACGTAGGAAGCCGCGGACCGGCGGGTACTTCCGTCTCGCCTAGCTGGAACGTAGGAAGCCGCGGACCGGCGGGTACTTCCGTCTCGCCCAGTTCATACGACGGCAGGACTGCTGTCGTCGCCATCTACCCGCCTACGCCAGAGACAACGTCGCGTCGGTGATCTGAACGGACGTTACCCCGCTGGTCAAAACGTCGGTGTTGAGGATCATGTCGGAAGCTCCGGACACCGTACCGACCGTGCCCTGAACAGTAAACGTGAACCCCGTAGAGTGCGTTTTTACCCAACGGAAATAGGTCACCGTGTCCGCACTGCCCCCGCTCGCTGTGACTGTCGGTCCCGCCGCGCTCAAAGCTGCCGCTCCGCCCGCCGCTGACGCCCACAGCTGGGTGGCCCCGATAGTGAACGTCGCGCACAGCGTGCCCGTTGGCGCGAGGTCCGCCGTGGCGGGCGGGGTGCCTGTATACAGGCTGATTGTCGACCCGCCGTTGGTGTTGATGCCCATCTGCGGAACCGTGGTGAGCACCCCAGTCCACAAGTCCACCAGCCGGTTGGCAAGCGACGTACTCAGCCTCAACGTGCCATTGCTGAGGGGCATGCGAAGAGACAGCGCTGTCAAAATCGGCGGCACCCCCGCGCTCGACGACAGGATGCTCAACGTCACATCGCCGCCCCCGGACAACGCCACGTCCGTATCGATGATCGGCCCCGGCCCGGAATTGAAAATTCGGGCAAACGTCAGGGACCCGACCGACCCCGCACTCGCGGGCGTCGTGGCCGCGACAGGAGCTGCAAGGGTAGAAATGCCCCCGCCCGCTGCCGACATCTTGCTCGCAAGGTCGAAACCCGCCGTCGTCGCCGAGAACACCTGCGTTCCTGCGGGGGTTGCCGTCGGGTCCGCCGGCTGCACTCCGTTGTAGAGCTGCACCCACCTCCACGGAGTGGACGACGTGCTTCGCCCTGTAAGCCAGTCGAGGGTGATGTTCTTGAAGGCGACAGTCGCAAATGTCGTAGCCATGACGCCCCCCGGTTACTCCTTGGACAACGTGATGGTCGGCGTGATGATGATCTGATCGCCGGCATTCTGAACCACCTTGGGCGACGAGAAGGACTCCGCCCACAGCAACAGACCGGTGGTCACGTCCGTGACAAAATACCCATGCACCGTGACCGCCGTGCCCGCGGTGAACGTCCACGTTTGCGGGGCGTAGGTAGCGGACGCCTTGCCCCCAGCCTGCGTGATTACCCACGAAGTCTTGGTCAGCACCTTGTGGACGTAGCTCAGCGTCGCGCCCATCTCGGTGAAATCTCCGGCCACCAACGCATCATTGCTGAGCGTAACCGCGGTGGTGTAGAGCTTGAGGTACTGATTGCCCGGCGTGTTCACCCCGAGGGCAAAGCCGAGCATTGTGTTTTCGGAAGCGGTCGGAAGGACGAGCGGCATGGCGAGTCTCCTGAGAGAAGTGTGGGGAGTGTATCACGCACCTACACCCTACGTGACTAGGATTCCGTACGTGCGGGTAGGAAGTATCGGGTCCCCCGTGTTGTAAAAAGGACGCAGCTGGTACCCCGCCAGATTTCCTGCCTGCATGTCCGCTTTCACCACTCCGGAAGCATTATCCGCCAGCTCTTGCAGCACCGCTGCGCGAAACGCGGGGTTGCCGTCAAATATGGGTGCCCCACCTGCGTCCGGGGAAGAAAATATCGCCACATAATCCGCCACGCCCCCGGACGACACCGCCGCTCCATACCCAAAGGAAGTGGTGCTTGTCGGCCGTTCCCACAACTGCACGCGCACCCCCCGCACGTCTTTCATACACACAGAACGGAACATAGACGGCGGGATCGACGTCGTGTATTCCGCGCGGCTCTCCTCCGAATAGGACCACACGCATATCTGCGCCCGAGCGTCATAGAACATCACATTTACCCCCAAACTACGCGGAGGCATTGCGTCCGTCTGTGTGGAATTCGAATTTTGCTCCGGGCGGTAACGAACCACCACTGTGCGGGAAAAAGTCTGGTACGCCCCCGAACTACTAAGCATCGGGACTGAAGTCCACGGCAGAGTCGCCAAAGTGCTCCACGAAACCGCGCCTGTTGATTCGGTCACTGACCGCTGCCCCTCCGCGGCAACTACCGTATTGAACAGAGGCGGAGGAGTGTCCAACACATAAGGCCCCGCGTAGCTGTTCGTCACCTCGCTTTCGGCCGTTGCCTCCGTCATCGTACGCACAATAATAGGCGCGTCGCTTCCGTCTGCCTGATACTGAAACGTGCTCCAAATTGTTACGTCGGACCTGTTGATTGACGTGCTCGTACTCCCCAACGACTCCACAGTCCCAACAATAGCCCCAATGTCCGGCAGCTTGAAAGTACCCTTCGAGGTAGTCGTCGACTCCACCACAGGCAAAGACACCAGCGGGGCGTTCCGCAAAAACACCGTTGTGCCTGGCGTATCGTAGTTAACAGTATACTCTGTTTGCCCCCGCCACACCCGTGTTCCGCTTGGATGCACCTCGTACGCTTCCGCCAAAAACGCGCTTTTCGTTCCGGATTCTACGTACGTATTGCCGGGGGTCGTGCCATCCGCCGCCTGTTTCACCGCCCCATTGCGCAGATGCCCGGCTTTCCCCTCGCTGCCGATACGAACGGCCGAAACCGCCCTCGCAGAGGTCTGCCACGCGCGGTTAGCCGCCCCTGTCTGCCATGTTGAGCCGTCTATATCTTCGTACGCGTAAGTTTTGTACCTCAACCGCCGCACAGGCGTGCGGATCGTATTCCCGCCTTTTGCCGCCGGCACCACAAGTTCCAGCCCAAAAACAAACCCCCGATCCGTCGGCGCCGTCGTTATTCGCACCTGCGCGTTATCTTGATCGAACACCCGGATGTCGACCGTGGCGTCCCCCAGCGGGAAGTGACGGCGCGAAACCCCCGCTGCCGCCATCTTGGCCGCTTGCGAGCGGCCAAACCCCATCCACGCTGCCCCGACCGACATGTCGTCGACAACAAATCGGACTTTCATCTACAGCACTTCCGCAGCTCGGACCACCTCTCCCGCTGTATAGTCCGCGCTTGAAGCAACAGCGCCCGAGGGCGTGGAAAGCAGTGCAATCGCGGACTGGTGACCTTCGGCGATGTCGATGCCCATGGCGCCCGTTGCGTACGAAGGTACCGCAAGTTGATCTTCCGTCAGGTTCTTAACCTGCCCGCCTACCGCGCCCCGAACGAATCCACGCTCCGAAAACCACATGACGTCGGTAGAATCCACTACCTGCGTCACCGCGCCTTCGACCGCCTTATACGGCAACACTTCTCGCCGACGCACGTCTTCGGTACCTACCCCACTGTAGAAGTAGGTACGCTCCGCGGAGATGTACAGCCCGTCCGGCACCGCTGCCAGCAGCGTGACCCGCTGGGGGTGCATGAAGAAGCTACCGACATTGTCCGCCAGATTGTAATTTAGCGGGTCGGTATGCCACACCATGCTGCCGGACGCGATATAGATGATACCGTTCAGGTACGTCAGCAACTGCCCGGGTGGGGGCGGGCTGTTGAACTGCGTGCGCAACGGTGCCCCGTTCGCAAAAAAGCCTGACAGAAGTACGGTAGTCTGCCCCACCGGTACATCCGTCTGCCGGTAATATACTTTGCCGTCGATGTTGGTTACATACACCCGGACATGCGTGACCCGGCTATCTGTGGGTTGTGGAATGCTGGTAACCCGAATCGTCGGCGTGTCGCCACACAACACCGTTGTGTGTGGCCCCGCCCCAGATTCTTCTCCGGTAGCGGTCACAAACGTACATGTTACGTTGTACAGCCGGTCGAGCGTCTCGACTACTGTGCCAAAACAAAACGGGGCTGTGGTGGGCACGGCGATACCCCACGGGGCATACACGTCCGCCGCCGTGATCTTGCCGTTGATCTGCTCATTCGAGAAGAAGATTTCGCCGTTGACAGTGACGTACGACAGGCGCGCGCCCAGCCGTGTATCGGTCAGCAGTTCGATCGGGAGGAGGTCACTTCGGCACATGTAGAGCGTATCCGCATCCGCCCACACCATGCGCTCGTCGTCCGCATACAGGCTGTGCGCCCCGGGGAGCGCCAAGAGCTGCTGCACTCCCTTGCGGGACACCACCTTGCCGCTGGTTCGAATGTCGACGTTGACTGCGTCGCGAAGGGAACCGTCAGGGACGTCGTGGTCCGGCGCCCGATTGTTCACTCCTTTCGGCCAGCCTCGATACGTTGCCCGGCCTGTGAACTGATCGAGTTCCATTACCGACTCCAGCGAAAGGCGCCATTCCCCAAGGAAAAGCCATGCGGCGCAAAGGTACGGCGTGCCGCGTCTTGCATGGCTTTTTTCACACAGGCATCGAACGCAATCTTGTGTTTCTCGGCGGCAGTCGCGTCCCCGCCATCGGCGTCGTGGTTGGAGTACGCCCGGTACGCCGCCCAGTTGAGGATGTCCAGATGGTAATCCTCGGGGATCTCCAGCTCGGCATCTTCGTTGTCGAGCGTCAGGGGCTCCAGCGGGAGCCGCGAGACCCGAAGGTACAGCACGTTCCCCGCCTCGTCCGTGGACGGCTTGGGGTACACCCGGAGCGTGATGGGGGTGTTCGGCCCGCCCTGCAATTCCTCGTCCACCGTCCACGCCCGGGGGCGTCCGGGGGCCAGCTCGGACGCCGTGTTGACGTCGAAGAACTGATCCTGCGTGGCACCCACGTAGGTGTCCAGCCGCGTGTGGGATGCACGGGGGAGGTCCACGGCGTCTGTGTGGTACCGCACAGAGCGCACCGACAGCGCCGCGGGGTTCAGCGGGTAGAGCGTCACCCCCGGCTGCAGGAACACCTGCGTCAGCTCAGGCGTGGTGGCGTCCCAGATGATCAGCGTCTCGCGAGCAAATCGCCGGTATGCCTCGTTGATGTACCGCGCCAGCGTGACATCTGACCACAGACGATCATCATCCCCCGCAAGCAACGAGGAGTTGTCGCGGAGGATGTTGGTTCGAAGCTCGTCGAGAAGCTCGCGAAAGATCACAGTGCGTTGATGTCCCGTTCGACGATGCGGTACGGGAAGCGGGGGCGGTCACGAAACCCGACGATCTGCTCGTTCTCGTCCAGCACCGGCACCGACGTCACTGCACTGTCGAGCACGCCGAGAATCTCGACCGGCACATCAGCCTCTTCGCCAGACCGTAGCACATACGACCGGCCGTTGACCCCGATAAACTGCCCAGAGGGCGGAATCTCCGCGTTGTCCGCCAGCACGATACGCACCCGTCGTTTGTCCGGGGGCTGCGTTGCGGTGTCCACCTTGGACTGGTCAACTTTGGCTACCGGCGAGGGCTTCTTGTCGAGTTCCATCACTTCCCCTTCACTGCGTGTGTGAAAGCCGTATCGTACTCGTCTTCATCATCCATGGGGTGAAGCTCCGGAATTTTGGTCTCCAGAAACTTCAACATGGACTTGATGTCGGTGAATGCGTACCCCTTCCACGGGTCCTGATACGGCAGGTATTTTCCGTTCTTCTGCGGGTTTCGATTGGCTTCCCGAATGGTCGAGTCGACGATCTCGACCTCGTATCCATTCTCCAGCTTTTCGATCTTGAGAATGCAGTTGTCCATTGGGGGCTCCACGAACAACAGGGGCCGAAGCCCCTGTTGTCTTAGCCTTCCATCATGATGTACAGCGTGGCGCTCGCCGGAACCATGGTGGCCCCGAGCCGGACCGTGCCCACCCCAAGCGACTCCCCGATCGGGGGGTTGCCCAACGTGGACGCCGCAGGGGTCGTGGCGTTGACAGACACCAAGCTGCCGTCATTCGAGAAGCCAACCAGCACGTCGCCGGAAGCCACCACGATGTTGGTGCCGGATGCCGCCACCAGAACGCCGCCAGAGGTCGGATGCGAACGGGTGCCCGCAGTGATCGTGCGGATGAAGTGGTTCGCCGGCATACCCTCGAACCACTCGTACTCTGCGAGGTTCGTGAGGTCGGCCACAACGATGTGGGACGGCTGGAACCCGACATTGAAGATCGTCGGAGCAGCGGTCGCAGCGGTGGTGGTGAAGGTGAAGTGCGCCAGATTCGGCACGCCCATTTGCTGGGAACCAGCGGTTCGAGTACCTGCCATGGTGAGTCTCCTGATTCGTGACCGGGGAGCGGATCACCGCTCCCCGTAGGGCATTACGCCGTTGCAGCGACCTCGACCCGTGCCATCCACGCGTCATTGAGAATCACCGTCGCCTGATACGTCTTCCAGCCCACCGTACCGCGCTGCGCCAGCGGATCGCCGGGAGCGGGCTTCGGATTGACCACCATGGGCGTCAGGCTGGTCTTGCCCTTCAGGGGCACGATGCCGTATGCGTCACGGGCGAAGATCAGGATCGGGTACACGTCCGCGGCCAAGCCGCCAGTCGAACGCATCGTGCCGGGCGTACCGCCAGCGTTGATCCACGGCGTCGCCACCGTGGTGCTGATATAGCGCACCTGCTCCACCGTGCCGATCTCGTTCTCCCACGGGGTGTGATGGGGGCCGTAATCCGCCACCTTCACGAAGCCCGTGATGCCCCGAATGTCGCTTTCGAGGTCGGGGTGCACGATCGCCACGTAGCTGGCTTCCACCGACTTGGTGTTGAAGTCAGGGGTCGACGCAATGATGCTGGTGATCTTCTTCGCGTTCTGCCGGTTGAGCTGCGTGGTGACCTGACGCTGAAGCGCCAGCCCCGCTGCCCCGGTGTACGCCGTGTTGACCGCCGTGGTCGCCGTACCATTGGCGAAGTAGACGTTCGTGCCTGCCTTCAGCACGTTGTACCGCAGCGTCTCCACCGTCAGCGCGGCCGACTCGCCCAGCACTTCCGTGGCTGCCTGCAGCACTTGGTCTTCGTGGGTGTCCATCACCACGTCGGTGATGGTCGTGAAATCGCCGTACTGCTGGATCGTCACCGTGTAGTCGGTGTTCGCCAGCTTGCGACCGGCCGGCGTGACGCCTTCCGTCAACGGCGTGGTCGACAGCGGGATGCCCCAAGCGGGACGGTCCGGGGACGCGCCACCCACCGCCGTGCCTGCCCCGGCAGCGCCGGTCGAGCCCGCGAGGTAGTAGCGCCGGAACTTGGCGACCTTGGTCGCATTCGTCGGGAGGGGGTACGTCTGGCCGAACTTCTCGAACGCGAGGTACGGCATGCCGCGCTTGAGCAGCTGGGTCACCGCGTACGCGGCGGTTCGGGGAGAGATGTCCCCGTAAACAGTGGTCGCTGCCATGGATCAGACTCCTTGTGTCATCGGTTACTTGACCGCGGCTTTGGCGAATTCCTCGAACGCGCCATCAAAATCGTTCGGGTCCGCCGCCGTCGTCGGCGCAGTTCTTCGGGATGGCACCGCCTTGAGTCGCTCGGCCGCTTTGTTGGCTGCGGGGGGTGCTGCTGGTGACGCAGAATTTACCACAGTGCCAGCCGGTTTCAAGCCCTTTGCTTCCTTGTACATCGAAATAAGGTCCGAGACCTCTTCCGCCGTGCCCTCGTCCACCACCGTCTGGAACGCTTTCTTGCGAGCCGGAGACTGTTCGCCCACCCACGCGATCACGTCGTCGTAGACCGCGTCGTAGTCCGCATGCGCTGCTGTGATGGCGGTCATGTGCTCGTCGACATCTGCCGTCTCCAGCCGCGAGCGCAAATCCACGATGGTGTCCTGCAGCGGCTTCACGTACGCCTGCACCTGCCCGAACACGTAGTTCAGCAGCCTGTAATTATCCGCCTTGCGCCGCACCTCTTCCGCCGCTGCAATCTCCGGCCAATCCTTGAGGTAGCCATCCACCATCTCCCGCTCAGCGTCGGACAGCGCCAGCTCGGTCGGTGTGGGTTCCGGCGTGGGCTCGGGGGTCGGCTCCGGTGTCGGCTCCGGCGTTGCTGCCTTGCGCAACTCTTCCCGGAACGCCTTCAGCTCGTCAGCAAACGACGTCTCTGTGGGCTCGGGCGTAGGTTCCGGGGTCGGCTCCGGTGTCGGCTCGGGCGTGGGCTCCGGTGTCGGCTCGGGCGTGGGCTCCGGTGTCGGCTCGGGCGCACTGGCCTCGTTGAATGCTGCGTCGAATTGCTCGTCCGCCGTCAGTTCGGGTGCCGGAGCTGCGTCAAGTTTCGGGTCCATGTATCCTCAGCGTGATTGCACGGCCCATGGGCCGATGTTTGGGGGTATTGAGTACCGACGATTGTACCTGTCTCTGGCGCCTTGGACATGCGCTCCAGCCCGCCATGTGGGGGAGTCGGGCTTGAGGCCGAGCCATGGCTTCGCGGGGTCGATGAAGAGGGGGTCGGACGTGATGTTGTTCGCGCCCATCGTGTGGTTGACGGCAGCCGCCATGCCGAAGAAGCAGTTGTTGTTCTCCAGCGTCCATGCGTCCACGGTGTCGAACACCGACACTCCGGCCCCGGTGAAGATGTTGTTCCTGACGGCCACGTTCGCGCGATCGGCCAAGGTGCCGAGGTAGCAGCCGTAGTCGAGGCAGTTCACGAACGCGTTGTTCGAGAACCAGCACCCGGCCTGATTGGGTAGGGGCGTGCCGATCAGCAGTCCGCCCTTGAGGCCGAACCCTACGTTCCCCCAGAACCGACAGTTCACAGAATCGAGGAGCATCAGCAGGAAGCCGGAGTTGAACACGGCGGGCTTGCCGAAGTTGCGCACGCCGACGTTGCCGTAGATGTCGCAGTTGTCGCACCCGTGATCTATCAGCACAGAACACGCGTCGATCGTGGTCGTCGTGAGGTCTTCGAAGTAGTTGCAGAAGATCTGGTACTCACCATAGAAGGCGTTCACGCCGCCCACTGCGCCAGCGACTCTATTTGCCACGTTGAAAGACACGTCGTTCGGACCGAACCCGGGCGTCGTCGATCTCCGGAACCCGTCCACGGCGATGCACCCACCCATGCCAGCCGTGACGAGCGACTCGCCGCAGTCCTCGAACGTGTTGAACCGGATCTTCACGCCAGACCCCACGCCCCACGCGTCCGTCTTGTGCTTGATCTCCATGCACAGACCGCGCGTCCCGACGAACCGGTTGCGCTCGATGACGAGGTCGTTCATCGCCACCGTCGTTCCTGCTATGCCACGGAAGTGAATCAGCGCCCTGCCAGCGGTGGATCCGTTGAACAGGTTGTTTCTGATCGTGAGGCGGGAGAGGCTGTTCGTTGTGCCACCAGTCCCGTTGTAGAACGACAGATTGGCACCGGTCCCGGGGTCGGAGCCGCCGTTACCGAGAAACGTGTTGCCCTCGATCAGGATGTCCGCATGGTTCTGCCCGGTCGCGACCGAAAAACTGATGGCGGAAGACGAGACCATCCGCAGCGTGTTGTAGAGATACGCGCAGTTGGTCGCAGACGCCTGCACGAAGATCAGGCTGGAGCTTCCTCCGGTGATATCGAGGTCTCGGAAGATGGTGAACGCCCTGGTGCTATTCAGGAAGTTGGCGCCAGAGAAGACGATTCGTCCGGGGTCGGGCGCATAGGCTCCCGTAATGATCACCGGGGACGCGAGTGTGCCGCCATGTGCGCCCGGGGTAAGGGTGGCCGCGATCGACCAGAGCCCGCAGACATATAGCGTCGAGCCCGCAGTCAGCGCGGCCCACGAGATCGAGGCCCAGCCTTGGTAGGCGTTGGCGTACGAACTGCCGGAGTTGTTCCCGCCGTGCGATGCGTCAGGTCTAACGTACAGGTCTGGCATCAGTACCTCCCTTCTGCAAACGCACCCACCGGCACGCGCGCTGGATCAAGACGACGGCCACCCATGAGCCGCACGCCTTGGGCGTACACACCAGCGTTGCCGAGCGGATTGAGCATGGGCACGCCGTCGATGCCGAACGGAACAAGCAGCTCGCCGCGAGACCTTGTGTATCGAGACCACTGGATCGGGCGAGACCCGACCCCGAGCGCCGGGGTCGCTACGATGCCCTGGACGAACAGCCCAACGTCTTCGAAGTAGTTGTTGCTCTCCACCTGTCCCGCATTCTCCGCGAGGCGGATGCCGATTTCATACCCGCGGATCAGGTTGTTCATCACCACATTGCCGGAGTGCCCGCTCTCGCACTGGATCGCCTTCTGGTTCAGGGCGCCGATGTTGGCAACCGAGTTGATGAACGTGTTGTTGATGACGCGAGAACCGTTCGCTTCGCACCACACCCCGAAGTGCTGCCCCTCGCATCCTGTATTCATAAACAGATTGCCGGTGATCGACGACGGGGAGAAGGCGCGAATCTGGAACAGCGCGTCGATGAAGATGTTGCCGTAGATGATTGCCGGTTTGTTTGTGTAGATGCCCTGCACGGCGCCGTTGCCACCGATGATGGTGTTCCCGTAGACAAGTCGGGGGGCAATGCCGGTCCCGGACGCGGAGTCGAAGATGATGACTTGCTTGCCGACGTTGAGGCGTCCATCCATGTAGTTGTTTCGAACGACCGCACCCGCATCATCGCTCGACCCGTTGATGCAGTCGGAGAGGTTGCGCCCATCCGTATTCATCCGCCAGATGCGGTTCTCCTCAATCAGAACATCCCAGCCGTGCCAGATGATCCCGTCGGTGCAGATGTTCCAGATGTTGCAGTTCCGAACGACGTTGCCCCGCCCGCGCAAGCTGATTCCGTTGTTGAAGTCAGTGCCGGGGATACCATCGTGAATGTTGCACCGCTCGATCACGATCTCCATCGGGAAACTGTGTTCTACCGGAGACACCGCGGCCGTGATTGCATTGCACACCGACGAGCCGTTGCCGATGTTCGAGACATCGAAATCCTGGATGTTCCAGAACCCAACCCTGTTCGCGAGGTTGATCCCAAACTGCGTGGCCCCGTTGCCGACGACGACGGCCTTGTTACGCGTCGGATTTCCTGTTCCTATCTCGTAGGACCGCAGCGTCTTGCGTGCCGCGGCAGTACCGGAGACGTTCGGGTTGAGCGCGTTCCCCACGCCGCCGACCAGCGGCGCCCCCTCGACTTGCGCAAAGTCGTCGTCCGACGACCAGTTCATGCCTGCCCATGTGTTTTTGGGGTCGAGCAGCGTGCCCGCCCCGTTGGACGCCGCGGTCGGATTGACGAACACTGTCATTAGAGGGACCTCCTGCGGCGCGTTCCAGCAAGGGTGACGATGTTTCTCTGCTCGGGGTTTCTAACCCCGAAAGTATCGCGCACCGACTTGATGAGTCGCTCGCCATACTTCACGCTAGGCGCAATATAAGCACCCTCGCCAATCTCGTTCCACGCGTAGATAATCGCCGTTTTATCCGTCAGCACTGGAAACTGATCAAGCCGTTGTTGGAGCGCCTTTACGTGTCGATCGAACTGTTCCGCCGTAGGAGAGCCAAGCGCCCTGCTACGAGTGGCGTTTGTGTCAACCACTGGGTAGCTTTCCGCCGGGTTTCTCCACGGGCGCACGTCAAACCCAGCCGATGCTTGAGGCCAAAACTTCATCAGCGTCCCGCTGGATTCAAGCGCCCAGTCCCAATCACTCCGCAAGCCATAGTCAATGTCGTCGAACGTTTCCCACAGCGGCCCTGCAGTTGCCAGCCCTGTGGAATTGTTATGGTTCGTGAACGACTGCACGCCTCGGTAGTTCGTAACCGCGTCAAACCCAGCTCGCTGAAGTATCCTACTTGCGCCAGAAATCCAGTACGGATACGCGGGGGAACACCCCACGAAATAGATCCCGGAAATTCCTGCGGCAACGGCACGCGATTTAGCGTCGTCCAGCATCCATTTCATGGACGCCGCCCACGTCAGGTCGTCAGGCGCTCCGAGCAACGTCCACCGTGCCGAGTCGGTCGTCATGGCAGCAGCGGACGTATGCGCGGAGTTGCACTCGTAGTAGGCGCGAGACGTGCCCCCAAGCGCGTTACCCGCATCTCGCACGACCTGATTGAGCCCGTACGCCTTAGAAGGAACCCACGCCCCCACGTACGTTTTTGTTGGGTGGTGTTGCACCACCCACGACGGGTTTTTGAAGAAGTCGTCAACCCCGAAGATGATAACCACCGGTTTCCCGTCTTGTGTCAACATCTCGGGTCGCGCAAGGTAGTTTGCAATCCAGAAGTCCACAAGCGCTCGCCACTGCGTGAGGCTGTCGTTACTGTTGCGGGCATGATTCGCGAACAACAGACAGAACTTCATACGGTGGCGAAACTTCGACTTCAGGAAGTTGCGAAGCGCCCATTGGTGGAAGGTCGAGGAGCCTGACCAATAGGTGCAGAAGGCAAAAAAATCGATACCGAAGTCAGCTGCTTTATTGATGGACCAATCCATGGTCCATTGCTCAGCTTCGTTAAAATATCCGATTGCTGGCCTGCGCTCGGCGTACTGCGGCGCCCCAAGATAGATGTGGTTGGTCGTGTCGTTTACCGCCCACGGATTCGGTCGCCACGTTACCCCGGGCTCCCCAATTACCCACCCGCCAAAGTAGTAGGCGCCGATTCGGTACGTCATCAGTCAAAAATTCCGTACGCGCCAATCTGCACAAGGCTCATGGTGCCCGCACATGCAATGGTAATGCCCCAACCGCCGTTTTGTGAGCGCATCCCCCGCGGCAACATTACGGTGGCCGTCGCCCCCGCAGCCAGAGTCTTCAGCGCGCCCAAGTCAACCCACGCGAGCGTGGTTGCCCCGTCCTGAAGCGTTGCGGAAGTGATATTCGAAGCGCTGCCATTGAAAAGCGTGATTCCGTAGACAACGTTGCCTACAGCTCCGGTAACGCCAAGCGACTTTCGAACCCCGGTGGCCGTTCCGCTAAACGTGCTGGGCCAGTAGTCGATAGCGTCGACAGTCTCCTGCACCCCGAGGTTTGGGTTCTCCCCCGCCAGCAAATTCGATATTTGGACTTTCTGCGTGCCGTCGTCCGTCACCCGCATGGGCATCGGAAGGTTACTTCCGTCCGGCATCCCGGTGCTTACGTCAGACATACGCCACCTCTATTTGAGTATGCGCGGGGGGCTGTCGAGCCCCTCCAGAATCTTGCCCGTGGTGTAGTACACCCCTTGGGCCTTGTATACGTCGTTGCCTTCGCCGGTTGCCGCATCGTGCGCGGCCATCTGGCGAAGGTGGTCGATTACCTCACGCAGTTTTGCTACCAGCGGGTCGCTTCTTTGCTGGTGCAGCTCCGCCAGCAGGCTTTTCACCGCCACCCGTCTCGATTGATAGTCCACGTTCCAGCGTCTCCAGCATGGTGTTGACCTGCTCGCCCGCCGCATTCGCGGAGTTCTTCTCCGCCTGCGTGAGGTTCTTGACCGTCTCCGCGAGGACCTTGCGGACCTCTGCCCGGACCATTTCCTCTTGCTGCGCGGCCGTCTTCTGTGCTTCTTCCGCCCGGCTCTGCTTGATCCGCACGGCTTCTTCGTCAGACACGATGACGTGGCGCGGGAGGTCGCGCGTGGCGAACCGTTCCTTCAGCAGCTCGAACCGGTCCACGTAGGGCATGTCTTCTTCGTGGAGCGTCGCCATCATGTTGTCCACCTGCAGCCCGCGAACTTCCTTCGCTACGAGGCTGCTGGCGCCCCGGGCGACGATCTGGAAGTCCCCTTTGATGTCCGTCCGGTTCGAGAACAGGTGGTTGAACGCCACCAGCGCGCTGATCACCGAGCGCGTGAACGAGTCGAAATTCCGTACCACGTCCTTGAACGGCAGCGCCGCGTCGCCCCGGAGCATGGATGCACCTGCCGCGGTCCGGAACGGCTCGCTGGGGCCTTTCTGCTGATCCCCACCGGTCTGCGGGCCGACGAACGTCTCCTGATCCGCCCGATTGTCGAACATCTCGATGATCTGCAGCAGCTCGGGGATGTGCGCGTCGTAGCTGATCGGCCGCACCGCTTGGTTCGCCGCCTCCGGCCCCACCCCTTCCGTGTACCACACCTTGAACGGCGTGATCGTCGTCTGGTCCTGCCCGGGGTACAGCCGGTCCACGTTGACTTCCGCGCTGGGCGTGCACGCCACGGACGCGTTGTCCATCAGCAGCATGGTCGCCGCCGTGGCGCCCATCTGCGAGTCCCGCATGATGCTCGGGAGCCCGTTGCCCAACAGGGACGTCTCGTCGTGCTCAAAAATGAACTGGTGGTACATCGTGACGGCGTAGTTCGTATCCGCCTCGACCCACGGATCAAGATCGACCTTGATGACGGTCTCGTCGATCATCCAGACGTCCGCCATCAACTCTTCCGTCCGCATGTTCTCGGGGACGTCGACCCCACCCGCTGCCAGCTCGGTGCCCGCCACGTAGCCGTGCCACTGGATGACCTCGTACTTGCGCCCGTTCTGGTCGCCCACGAAGTTCTGCACCCCCATGGCTTTCAGCTCAACCTCGTGGGGCTGGCGCTTGTAGTTGCCCTGCTGGTGCTCGGCGAGGTACTTCAGGATCGCCTCGCCCCGGAAGTCCGAGCGGTCGGCGAGCTTGCGGAGCTGGTGCCGCGACATGATGTGGCGCTCAAACTGCCCGTCCATCTGGGCAAACGTCTTCGCTGACATGTCGGGGTAGTAGTCCCACACCGACACGAACTCGAACATGGGCCGTTTCGCCTGATCCATGGTCGCGATGTAGGTGTTGGTCGCTGGGTCTTTCGTCCACCGCCGCACCGGCTGCTCACGGACGAACGGGCCTTTCATCACGCCGCAGCCGTACTGCACCGCCGACAGAATGACCATCTTGCACAGAGCGACGTAGTCGAGCGTCTTGTCCCCGCCCAGCTCGTCGAGCTGGTCCTGCACCTCGTTGCACAGGTTGTCCGCCCGATCCTGAGCGAACTTCCGGATGGCCTCCTCGACCGCGGAGTCCTCCAGCTCGTTGCCCGCGTCCGCCGCGAGCTGCTCCAGCACCAGTTGGAGGTCTTCCGGGGCCAGATTCGGCACCATGGAGGGGGCCAGCGTCCAATTCTTTTCGGACGTGGGGAAGAGCAGGTTCATCAGTCGCGCGACCATGCTCATGACCTTGACCCGCGTCAGGCGCGGGTACGCTCGCGAGCGCGTCGCATCGAGCGCGGCTTTCACCTCCGGGTCGTGCTCGCCGAGGAACTGCCGGGCGTTCTGCAGCCACTTCAGTTCCGCCTGCCTCCGGTCGCGCACGTACTCGTCAAACCGGCGACGCAGAGTCTGCCCAAGCCGAACCACCATCTCGTCCGGCGTGAGCTGGGGGGTCTGTGGCTGGTCCTGCGTGGCTACCGGGAACTCCGCCATGGGCACCTACCGTAGGGCATACAGATTCGGGAAGCGAGGGGGCTTGAAGCCGCTGTTGGTCCGCTTCAGGTTGCGGTCGGTCTGGTTCCTGCAATGCTTCGCCAGATACTGCACCGCGTCGGCGGGGTGGCTGTACTGGTTCTTGTCCGGCTCCGCTTTCTCCAACCCGCTCTTGGGAACAGTATACCGGTAGCCGCCCTCCAGTGCACGAATTGTGACCTTGCAGCTGGGGTCGATCAACAACGCCGGACCCACCGTGGTGAGGTTCGTCATGTAGTGCTCAACCGCCGCCAGTCGGGGCGGGAGGGTGTTGTTGGTGTCAAAGCGCACGTCGAAGTGCTTCCGGTACTCGTCCACCACCGTGCGCTCGTCCGACTGTGCACGGGTGTTCGCCGCCGGGTCCGCGGCCACCTGCACACGGTAGCCGGGGTATTTCGCCCGCAGCAACGGCCTCAGCCGCTCCGCAATGACCCTTGAGGCCCCCATATTCTGGGTAATCACCTCGTCGTAGACCAACAGCCGACCGTGCATGTCCTCCTGCCCGATGACCACTGCACCGTGCTGCACCCCCGGGTCCACGCCAAGAACGAGAGGCAGGTACGGATTCGCCCGCAACGGGCTAGGCGACACGTGGTAGAGCCTGCGAAACATGGGGAATACCGGCTGCCCGTCGAGGCTGTGCCCCCACTGGCACATGATGAACTGCTTCACCCACTCGTCCGATTTGCCTTCCTTCAACGAGGTGTAATACGCCGCTTTACCCGGCAGATTGTCGATGTTTTCTGCATCTGGGCTGTCCCCCGCCGGCTGTATGAACAGCCGCGTGTGCGACGCCAAGTCGTCCTCAATGAGGTATTTATACCACCAGCTGTCCTCGTTGCCCGGGTTGGACGACCCCCACATGCCCCAGTTTGTTGCACCGCCATGGATGGCCGGCGGGTACCGTCCTGCCCGCGCTGCAATGGCCTCCACCACCTCTTTGGCGATGGTCACGAACTCGTCCAAGATCACGAACGTCACTTCGAGGGAGAGCACCCGTGCCACGTCGTCCGCCGTGTCGAGGGCTCGAAACAGCACCTCGCACTCGATGTCGCCAAACTTCAGCACGAATGTCTTGTCGGTGGCCCGCCACGTCCCCGCCACGCCGTCTTGGAACCAATACAACCATGACGGAATCGTCGTGTCCCGCAGCTGCGGAAACGTGTTCCGCACCACCACTGCTTTGCTGCGACGTATGCCGTCGATCGGACTGCGGGCCTGCAGCTGGGCCATGTAGATCAACTTGAAGAAGATGCCTGTCGTCTTCCCGCTATTCCCTGTGACAAACACGCGATTGTTGTGCCGCACCACAAAAAACCCGCTGGGCACCACGAAGCAATACTTTCGTCCGTCTGTAGAGCGTACCCGGGAAATTTGTGTTTCTGCGCGCACCATCGCTCTGTTTTTGGCGTTGTCGCTGGTACGCACGTTGACTGTGTACCCCGGGTTCCAGTGCAGGTGTTCGAGGTATTTTTCTTGGTGAATTGTTGCACGGCGCCCTGTTGCATGCGCCGCATACTGCATGAAGTCCGCGCACGGTTTACTTGTCGTGCTGAACCGAATCTCGTCATGCTCGTGCAGCCCGTCCCAATGCGTCATTTCGTCGAGCACGATTTTCAGCTGTTCCGCAGACGCTCCGTACCACTCCGGGCCGTACGTCTTGCCCCGATACCCGTTCGGGGGGTCGTAGCGGAACACTGTCTCCGTCGGCCGCGCCGGGTACGTGGTTTCGGTAAACGCCACGTTCATTCGGGCGAGCAACGCCCGCAGCCTCGCCTTCTTGCGCTCCTTCCGGAGGGTGACCGACACTTTCTGCCCCGCCCGAGGCACGTGCCCGTCGGCATGAAACATCACCGCGTAGCGAATTTCGTTCTCGGTCGCCGTGAACGTCTTTGTCGTTGTTGTGAAAGTTGTGGGTATTGTGCGCCTGCTAGGTGCCCGTTCCATCTCTGCAGCGGTGCACACCTTAAACCGACCTTGGTAGTCGTAGTACGGCACTCGGTGCTCTTCCGACAACGCCATCTGCAGCGACCCGGAGTCGAACAAGATGAACTCGTCGCACGGGAGGTCAATATGGTCCGTAGGGTGCACGAACGTTGCCTGCCCGTCCGGCGTCCACTGCATTACCATATCCCCCGGCGTGTAGCTGTCCATGCGCCTCCACCCGGCGGGCGTCAGGAACTCTGTTTCCGCGGGCAGACATCCGACCGGGCCGATGATGAAGTCAAAGAAGAGCTGCCCGTCCAGCTTGTCGACTATGAAGTCCCGGACGGTCGGCGGCGGTGTGTAGTTGATTGCCGCCATGTTATGCCACGACCGTGCTCGGCCCTACCGCGCTGTCTTCGACAGCAGGGCCTCCGCGCGGAGGGGCTGGCACCGCAGGTGCCGTGGGAGCCCCGAGCACGGTCGTAGGAAATTGCGGGCGCATTACACCCCAGCCTTGGTGATGCCGCCGTACGTCATGGGGCCGTGGCTGTGGCCGAGCGACGCCAGCCGCCGAATCTGTGCTTCCAGCGTTCGAACGCGGTCTTCCAGCGCCGATACCCGGGCCTCCCACACGCGGTCGGCAGAGGGCGTGTCAGGGCACCACGGGGCGGGGTACGTGGGGTAGTGGGATTCGTGCAGGGCTCCGCACGCAGGAGCCGGCGCCGAAGGCGCCGTGGGGGCGACGAGTACGGTCGTGGGATGGTTCATTCGCCCTCCAGCTGGGCAAGCGGGTTGATGGTGATGGTCATGGGGTCCGATGCACCTGTCTTGGGTGCCGGTGGGGCAAGGTTGATGTTGATGCTGAACCCGTTGCCTGCCGCTTGTGTGGACGCCGGTCCCTTGCCTGCACTGTCGAACCCGGCCACCCGCGCGGTGAATTTGATCAAGTCTGCCCGTACCGCCGGGGGTATGGCGGTGTCTTGGATCATGTTGTACGACGTCTGCAGCAGCGCCTCCGCTTGCATCTGTGCCTTGACCCGGTACGAGAACCCTTCTTCCTGTGCCTGCTTTACCGCCTCTTTGACCGCCTGCTTGAACGCATCGTTGTTCTTCAGATTTGTCCACGTTTCCTCGTCGATGCCGTATGCATCCAGCAGCTCAGGCAGCGGGGAGATGCGCAGGGCCATCTCGACCGGCAGTGTAGCCGGCCAGCCGATGGTAGCGGGGTCGATAGTCAAGTCGGTTACCACAAACGTGCTCCTATGCCACGACCGTGCTCGGGGCTTTCCCGGCACCTGCGGTGCCAGCCCCTCCGCGCGGAGGCCCTGCTGTCGAAGACAGCGCGGTAGGGCCGAGCACGGTCGTAGGATGGTTCATGGGTTCTTCTTCGCAAGGCGCCACGCCCGCATGACTGCAGCGTAGCACTGCTTGCAATACGCAGCCAGCCCATCCCGCTCGTTTCGGTTACGAGAGAAGTCGCTGGAAGGCTTGTTGGTAGAACATTTTGGGCAACGTTTCATCGTGAAAGTATGCCTGTTGACGAAAATTTGTCAACCGGTGAAGCGTGAAAGTAGCGTGAAAGTAGCGTGAAAGCGATAAAACGACAGGAATTTTAAGTATGGAACAGGCACTTCGTGGGGGCCGGCGCCGGGCGGAAAACCCCCTCGGGGGGTCGATCCGGAAAAAGGATTCTTATGCAAGGCGGGGCGGGTTGACAACGGAAGGCGGGGCAGGTAGAGTGCATCCATCGACAGAGCAATACCGCTCTTCGGTAACTCAGGAGAAACACCATGAACGTTAGCGTCGGCAAGGAAGTCAAGCTCTCCGGTAAGTCGGACCTTTGGACTCTGCAGTTCGAGTATTGGCTGAAGGAAGAGGGGATCAAGGTCGCGGCCAAGAAGATGAAGCAGAAGGGAGTGCCGTGCAGTATGGTGATCGGATGGCTGAGGGTGAGAAACGAGAACGCCAACGTCTTCGACACCTGCATGAGGGATTTGGACTGGGCATAACGTAAACAACAGGGGCGGACATCCGGTCCGCCCCGCCTCAAGGAGAGAGTCATGGGCGCATTGAAGAACGAAGTAGTGTCGAAGATGGTGACTGAGGTGGAAGCATATTCGATGCTAAGCAAGCAAGGCATTAACCCCGAGCAAGACTGCAGGATGTCGATTCGGGATCTGATGCAGTTAATGGCTGAGTGTGACTTTACGATCGAGCAGATGGAGGCCGTAGCCTGCTACGTTAACGACTTCTACGGAATGTAGCACCCACCCACACTGCCTGTATGGGGTGTGGGTATCGACCTAGTAGTGCCTCCCCTCGTGCGTGCCATATGCGAACGGTACGATGGATGCATACAATGATGTATCAACAAGGGTTGATAGCTATCCACTAATGGGGCATAATGGCTTCACGGTCAAACGTTGACCGGGCGCAGTACAGATAGGAGATTCAAATGGCTACCAAGCAAAAGGCGGTGAAGGCGTCCAAGGAACTGACGACGGCACAGCGTAAGGATTTGCGCGCTATCGCCGAAGAAATGCAAAGGGCGTTTGCCACCATTCAGGCCGGTATCAGTGCGGATGGAATGTGCATGCTTTGTCTGGACGCGGCGCGAACGAAGGGAATCCCGACCGTTCAGGTGGTGCACGCTGCTCTCGATTCGATGCCCGACAAGGGAATGCCGAGCAGCCTGAAAACGCGGAAAGCGAAACTGTTCGCCATTGCTAACGCGGTGGATGCGGGAACGACGATCCCGCACGGCAAAGACAAGACTCCGACTAGCGTCGGGTCGCTGCTCAAGCGCTCCGACGGCACGGGAGCAAGTCTGCAAGGCATGTACTCTGCGATCCGTGCCTTGTCGATGAAGGCGAAGGGCGTGCAACAGCGATTCGATGAATTGATCGAACGGATCGCCAAGCAGTTGAGCAACGACCGTGAATTGCTCTCGGCATTCCTTGCGGATGGAACGATCGAAACGATCGAGGCGAGCGCGGAGGATATGATCAAGGAAAAAACGACCAAGAAGTAACGCTGACACAACGCAGTGCACGGGGCGACCTTCGGGTCGCCCCTTTTTTTGTCCGTTCCACGCCCGTGCTCGCCTCTATCTCGCCGCTGACGCGGCAGAGGCTGCGCGCGGAGGGTGGGGCGGACTGCGTCCTAGTAGTCGCTCGCCCCGCGCGTGGCGTTGTGATAGGATACGCACGGAGGCTCTGGTGTCGTAGACACCGAGGTAGAGCCGAGTACGTTCGTAGTATAGTTGATAGCTATCAACGGAGGGAGCCATGGCTGCACCACGCATAGAGGCAGAGAGCTGGGTACGTAGACTGGTGGAGAGGCACCTAGCCGCTACCAACGCCAAATTGACAGAAGCAAGGGTCAAATTGGTGCTACTACGCAAGGAAGGGGCGCGTACTGCTGCAACGGAGCGACGATGCCAACGTTTGATCGCGCTAGCGCATAGGGACAGAACATGGCTGGCAGCAGCTGGGCCACGCAAGCGGCCGAAAGCCCCGCCGGGCGAGCTGACAAAACTGCTGGACGAATTCCGTTAAATTTCGAGGGGGCCTGAATTTAAGGCCCTTATTTTTTGGGGGTTGTGGGAGTAACGCTCTTAAATTTCGAGGGGGCCAGAATTTAAGCCCTTAAATTTCGGGTGTCGTCCCAGTAGTGGGCTTATTTGCCGCGAAATTGTGGATAGTGAGAAATCTCGGTATGTTTGGTGCACCTGCCGAAAAAACAACGACTTACCCCCTCTATTATTATTTCTTTATATTAAAAAGAGAGAGAGAGGGGGGTCCGAAAATGGGTCTACAGTAGTCATTTTCTTACTATACAATCCTCTCTAGTAGCAGCCTTAAATTCGAGGGGGGCCGTTAAATAAGATTTCACTCTGAGGACACATTGAAAAAAGCCCGATTTTTGTTAAAACTATGATTCTAAAGGAAAAGTTACTTTCACGTTTTGTTAAAAGCATGATTCGAAACGACTTTTTTTTAACAAATTTTTCCAATTTTGTTAAAAGCATGATTCTAAAGGGAAACTTAGGGGCAGGTCTTGCCCTAAATACTCCACAATCCTCGAATTCTATAAATTCTTATTCCCACGCAAAGTGTCACCAACTCCCCCGCAATTTAAGCTCAGCTCTTAAATTCCAGCACCTGTGCATATAACGCCACTACTCCCACGCAAAGTGTCACCAACTCCATCGAAATTTAAGCTCACTAAATTCCAGCACCCGTGCATATAAGCCGAATTACCTGACGTATTGTTGATAGGTATCAACTACGCTACTGCCACGACACCCAGAATTTAACGGCCTTACTACCCACAATTCTCCACCACTTACACTATCCACAAACCTCGTTTATACAACGTCCGAATTACTTGACATTTCCTATCTATTAGCGTATAATGGTGGCGTTAGTGGGAAATTGTACGAAGTAAATTTTGGCAGTAAGGCAGTGCGAGGCGGGCCGGTGGTGCGTTGATAGACTTCTGTACTTTCAGTTGATAGCTATCAACCAAAACCCCAGCCCAAATGCACGCCCTCCCACTACTGGGTCGCGGTGCGGTTCGCTAACCAGCCTGCGCGACTCAGGCTCAGCCTTCGGGCAGCTACAGGTGCATAACAAGCGGTGCAGTAATGTGGATGCAGACGGAATCAGTACTGTCGAACGATAGTACGAAACGCCCCGAGGCGGGGGCGGACAGGGAGCTGGTGGTGTGGGGCAATCAGTGTGTTGGTGCTGCTACAGGGCACACGTGCACTGACCCGAAGTACCATGCCTAGCGTGCCTGTTATGCGAACGTCGGTAAGATTCGGCTCACTACCGAGCGCTACCCACCACGCTGCACGGAGCGCATTGAAAGCTCGCCAGACACAAGTGCATGACCAATAAACGTGTCGGCGTTAACCCTTCAGTGCATATGCCAGCATCCCCCGTGCGTAAGGCACGTACAAAGGGCGGCGCGTTGATAGCTATCAACGTTCAACCTACCCGGGTGGCGATCCAAATAAGACGAAGGCGAAAGAGATCGAATGTAGTTGATTCAGCGTGCCGTGGTTCGTAAGCCCTCCCCGCGCAAGGCCGGGAATCGGTGGACACAAAGCGGCGTCGGTCAGTGTGACCGACAAGAACACCAAGACATACGCTGATACGCTGCACGTGCATGGTGTCGTGAGACACGCATGCATCGGTCTCGGACTGGGGCGGAGCAAGCAGCCCCTGCGTACACAACGTACGTGCTGGTCGACCCCAACCATGCTAGGGGTCACTAATGTAAACGCGCAGCGGCGGAGCTGCGTGTGTGTCGCCACCTATTCCCATACACTTCAGGCAACGCACTACTGGGGCAGCCCAGACGAGGCATATCCCTCGTGCAGCTCCGCCTATCGAGCGCGGGGCGCTCCCCCAACTCGATCCTAAGAAACACCTTTCTTCGGCGCCTCTGACCGTTCCCCTAACCGTATGACCTTTCGCAGTACCGGTATGGAGGCGCCGAAGAAAGCTGTTTCTATTCTTCCCGTTGATAGCTATCAACCAAACGCCATGAAAATAATCCGAGCTGAACGCTGGGACGAACCGGAAGACGCCAAGTGCGTCGTGTGCGACATGCCTACAATAGGCTGGGCGCAGACAGACCAGATGTCCGGCGTCCGACGGGTCGTCCTGCCTTGCGGGTGCTGTAATCAACTTGACACCCCGCATGCGATACCCGACGACATGATCGCCGTGGCTCTGCTGATGTTGGAGGAGACATGAACAAAATAGCGGCAGCATGGCGCCCTGTGCACCCCCAAACGTGCGTCGAATGTGGAGCCCCCGTTGAGGGGTATGTGTTTATGGAGGGAAGACCGCACGGGGGCACGTTGCCGTGTGGGTGCAGTTTCTCCGGCAAGTTGACGCCCGAAGAGATAGCACTAGCCTTGCTCATGCTGGAGGGTGAATGAGACGCGCGGCATCACTCCGGTACATGCACGGGTACAACGGCCCCAACTGCTGCCCGGCATGCGACTCCCCCGTCACTGGGTTTGTGCTCGACGGCAGAGCACGGCACATATACGTCGTGCCATGCGGGCACCGCTCGACGAATCCAGAGTGGTGCTCGAAGGGACAGCGCCAGCTGACGCCATTCGAGATAGCGTTGATGTTATTGGAGGCAGAATGAAACCAAGACCGATCCTCAAGGTGGAGCAGAGCCCCGGCCCCACTAGCTTTTGTGGACTGTGCAACCGTAATCGTGCATGGTACGCAGAAGCAGAGGACTGCGGGAATACGTACCGCTTCGACCTCCCGTGCGGGCACTCGTGGGGAGTACAGGTGCACCTCACGCCCGAAGAGCTGGCCCTAGCCTTGTTGATGATGGAGGGTGCATGAAACAAATCACAAGCGTGCATCGGTACTCAATGACCGGCGTGCATTGCGAGGTATGCCACGAGCCGAGTAACGGATGGGCGTGCGTCGACCAGATGCACTTTTTCGCCATGCCGTGCGGGCACCAGCGGACCACCAAGCACGTACTCACCCCGCGTCTGCATGCGATAGCCTTGCTCATGTACGAAGGGGCCGAACGTGACTAGAAAATTCCATATGCGCCAAACGATGGCGTCCGTGCAAGGGCAGCCGGCTAAGTGCCCTCAATGCCGTCGTTTTGTCACGCACTTCCTGTGGACTAATGCAAGCACTACTGGGTTCGCGCTGCCATGTGGGCACCATCCGGAACCTATTCAGCTCAGCCCCGAGGACTTGGCCCTAGCCTTGTTGATGATGGAGACGGTGTAATGCCTACCCTAGACATAAACGCCGAACTAGACTTCTTCCCCGCTGACGAGCGCACAGGGCAAGCGTGCCCCCTGTGCAACGAGGTAGTGCGCGGATGGGCATCGGCAACGAGGTATGTCGGGCACCCGACGCTGTTCTGCCTCCCGTGCGGGTGCGCCCCGTTCCAGTTCACCGACTGGTCGATGACGCCTGCACTGCATGCACTGATGCTCCTACGAATGGAGGGCGTATGAGACGAATCACGACGGTCGAACCTAACGGCGCAGGTTTGCAAATGTGCACCAAGTGCCGCGAGCGTACCCCGTACGTTGCGCGGGTGGATGCCCGACACCATAGCTACTACAACTTCGACCTCCCATGCGGGCACTCGTGGAGCGACGCGCCGCCGCTGACGCCCGAAGAGCTGGCCCTAGCCTTGTTGATGATGGAGGGTGCATGAGAGTCCACAAGCGGACCAGCCTGGAGTGGTGCGACGACTGCAACGCCAGCACTACTTTCTGGGTTGACCTCGCGCCGCATCTGCCGGGCATTGAAGAGTGCTACTCGTTGCCATGCGGGTGCTACCTCGGACGCCACGCGGGGCATCTGCCTCGACCCCCGCTCTCTACAGAGCAGGCAGCCCTTGCTCTTCTCTTGGCGGAGGACGCATGAGACGTATTCAGTCAGCCTACACGAATAAGGGGCTACCGTACCGGTGCTCCACGTGCGACGCCCTCGTCTTCGGACGCGCAGAGGTGCATGAGGAGTCCTTCCAGCTCGCCCAGCTCATGCTTCCGCACAACCTTCCATGCGGGTGCGTGTGGAACACATACAAACATATGTCGTCCGGGGCGTTGGGGACCGCCGAGCTGGCCGCGGCGATGTTGATAGCTATCAACGAGGACTAGGGCCATGCACAGACGCGTAGATTTGTTCGTGCCGTTGGATGGCGCAGGTACGAAATGTCCTCACTGCTTCAGTAGGCCAGAAGGGTATGTATGGTTGGAAGTCAACAACCTGTCATACCCAATGCTGGTGCCGTGCGGGCATGCGGCAGAGGGCCAGCACCTCGAACATCTTACGGACGCCGAGATTGTGTTTGCTGCCTTGCTGCGAGACAAATGATGCCAGTGCGAACAGATATCCCCGGGGCAATTGTGTATATGTACGAGCCCGCAGCGCCCCCAGCACCCCCGATATGCCGCACGTGCTGCACTCGCACGTCGGGGTGGGTATATGTGGACCCAGATTATTACCATCTGCCATGCGGGCACGGGGCGCCGCCTCGATCCGGGGAAAAATCCCTCGACCCGGCGGTGCACGCACTGGCACTGTTGATAGTGGAGGACGCATGAGAGTGTATCGACGTGCGAGTGCAGCACGGTGCCATAAATGTGGGCAGCCGTCGGACTACTGGGTCGACGTAGCAGCGTACATAGACCCGGATTCAACCCGCATGTGGGACGGGTACTACGACCTGCCGTGTGGGTGTGCGTGGGATGGCGGCGCCCCTCTGCCTGCCGACCAGATTGCTATTGCCCTGCTGATGGGAGACCCATGAGAAAAATCGTGCGGCCCCCAGAGCCTCACTGGAAAACGCAAAACGCATGCTCCATGTGCTATGAGTCCGTGGAGCACGTGGTGTGGGTCGCTGAACCCGGCACCATGTTTGGCAACATCTATGCGCTTCCGTGCGGGCACCTGATAGAATATTTGGGCAAAATGCCCAACGACTTGACGACAGACGAGATAGCGCTGGCAATGCTGATGCTGGAGGTGTCGTGAACATTCGAAAGATCAAAGGGTTTCAGTGCCCGAAGTGCAACACTCCCGTAACGCACCGGGTGCGAGTTGGCGGCAACGCCGTACCCCATACCGAGTCGGACCCGCATGCGTACTCGCTGCCCTGTGGGCATGCATGGGCAAGAGCTGGGGCGCCGCTAGACCCCGCCGAACTTACTCTTGCGCTCCTACTGATCGATTGATATGTATCAACGTTCATAATGTCGAATATACACAGAGCAGAGCAAATACCGGCCATCCTTTTTCCTCCCGTTTGTACGACCTGCGGCACCCCCACGAAAGTAATGGCTAGGGTGTACAAACACCACACACAGGGCGCTTACGTCAACAAGGAATCGCAGTTCGTCCACTTCCTGCCTTGCGGGCACTGCCCCGGCGTTGGATGCCAAGACCTGCCCGAGGAAGAAGTGACGATAGTGCTGCTGATGCTGGAGGAAGCATGAAAATCGAGAGTGTTGAACGCAAAGAGTACGACTACCACTGCTTCAAGTGCAAGGTACTCGTGACACACTACATATTCACGGATCGACAGGTAGCCAAGCCTTCGGGGCCGGGGTTCTATGATCGTGACACCTTGGCATATTACTACCCCTGCGGGCACTCGAACTACTCCGCAGACCATGGGGCAAGTATTGACGAGGGGTTGCTGACTGCGGCAGCACTGATGGTGGAGGACTGATGCGAAACATCAAACTGCGACGCGACGCCGGGCGACTATCGTGCTATAACTGCAAACAATCTCGCCCCCATAAGTACATTGACGTCGAGCGCATCAAGTGCACGGTGTGCGCCTCGTGCGGGCAGGTCACCACAAGAAACACAGTCATGGGGCCGCTAGGTAAAGTGCCTGACCTCTCCGAGGCCGAGTTAGCCCTGCTTCTATTGATGGAGGAGTCGTGATGCAGTTGCCGACGGCGTGGCGCAAGCTAGAGGGTACCGGCACCATATGCCCGAGCTGTCAGCGGCATACTAATGGCCTATTCAACGGCAATCAAAAGTACATATGCGACCTCCCAGTCGGGTCGTTATACGTGTGCCCAACGTGCAAGTACATGGAGTCTTTGGGGCTCCTTGACACCGAATCCAGACTGCTCAGCGAGAGCGAGCTGGCGTATGTCATCCTGATAGCGGAGGGCACATGAACGTCGTGCGGGTGATCAGCTGGAACGAACACTGCGAGCTGTGCAACGCTCACGCCCCGTGTTACGCAGAAGTGGACCTCCCCGGGTACATTACGTACAACATACCGTGCGGGTGTGCGTACGGAACGTATGACGACGGAACGCCTGCGTCCCCACTGACCCCCGAGCAAATAACACTGGCCTTGCTTATGTGGGAGGGTACAGAATGAACTACGACTTTTTCTTCTCGCCTGACGTCTGCAAGGTGTGCGGCAACAGCGGGCCTGCGTACGTGGTGTGTCGCGGGCCGGAAGTGTATGGGGTGTTCAACCTGCCCTGTGGGCACAGGTTCGCGACTACTGTGTCGAATGATCCGGTGAAGCAATGCCCCGACGAGATTCTTGCGCTGTATCTTCTGCTGGAGAAGCCGCAATGATGTTCAACAAGCTCGAATACAACTTCATAACAAGCTGGCAGCGTCCATGCGAAATATGCGCCAAGCAATGCACACAATATATGGTCTTCGCCGGGAGTCGCGAAGATTTCGGGCAGGCTATCACCGTGCTGTATAACGTTCCGTGCGGATGTAACGCGACCCCCGAGTTGCCTGCCGAGAACCTACGCGCCCCCGTGCCAGAGTCGCTACCCCCCGACGTCATGGCGCTGTGCATGCTGGAAGGTTGATAGGTATCAACCATGGGATACATTGCGACCAAGCATGTGCTGTATTGCCGACAGTGTGAAAATCACACGATGCACGGACAGATGAACGCCCCTGCCACAGGCCCTCGGCAGGCATCGGTGTTCTGTGCGCAGTTCTGTCTCGTATGTGACCGCTTCGGGGCGTACGGGCACGACTTCGGAAAGAAACGCCCGCCAGAGTTCTATAAGGCGCTGTGGCAACTGATGCAGGAGACTTGACAATGTACAAACGAGTTCCCGGGTATTGGATGCAGTGCCCTACGTGCGACGCCAAGACCCTCCACAACCGGCTGGACCACCCAAACTCGTGGCGGTTTTTTACGTTCTGCAGCAGGTGCCACTTTGTGCATCGAGAGGACGCACAAACCCGGCAATTTATGGGCGACCCAGCGCAGCACATTGCTCTGTGGTACATGCTAGGAGACTGACCGTGTACACCCTCTCGTATCAAGTGCATCACTGCCTGAAGTGCGACTTGTTCTACCGCATGCCGATACTCCACGCTAGCCCGAACAGCTGGATGCGATTCTGCCCTACGTGCGACAGGGTGTGGATGTCAGTCTGGGCAAACCCCGCGTTTCCGGAACCGGTGGAGCACTATCGCGCATTGTGCGTGCTGATGGAGGGCTAACCGCATGAAAGTGTTCAGCTATAACATCCCGCATCACGTGTGCGCGGTATGCGCAACTCCCTCCCCTGCGTACGCTATACATGAGCGCGGGGTGTACGAGCTGCCGTGCGGGCATGACGAGGTAACCAGCGAGTCGTTGTCCCCTGAGTTGCTGGCGATGTGCGTACTGCTGATGGAGGAATGATGTACGAGATCGGGCTGACGTACTACCTATCATGCGGGAATTGTTCGCCCTACTTCGACAGCTTCCTTCACCACTCCCTCATGCACGAGTCGGGGCACCAATTTGTATTTTGCGCGAAGTGCGGCGACGCAGGGCTGACCTACAGCCGCACAGCCTTTCCGGGCAATCCCGCCCAATACCGTGCCCTCTGGGCGTTGTTGTCGGAGTAGCTATGTACCGCGCTGGCACCAACTACTATACAACCTGCCCCGTTTGCCTCAAGCACTCAACGTCGTTCACTGGGCGGCATAACGTACTGATACACAACGTTACAGACCACATATTCATGTTCTGCGCAACGTGCGGATACGTACACCGGACGAACGTCCACCATGTTAGTTTTCCGGGCGACCCCGCCCAATACCGTGCCCTCTGGGCACTTCTTCAGGAGTAACATCATGACTGTCTCTGTTGCCGATCGTTTGCTTGCCACCAAGCTGTTCGTTTCGAAGTGGTCCGGCGAGGCGTCCGTTCCCAAGGTCGCCCGCGAGGCCGAGGACTCCAACAATGCCCGCCGCGGCACCGTGCGCGCCTCTGCCAAGGTGTTTGAGTCCGACGAGCTGAAGGCGGTGCTGACCGAAATGGCCCAGCTGTATGCGTGGTGGCGTGGCCGTACGGCGCCGTGGCGTGACGGTGGCTGGCGCGTGCTGATGGCGGACCAGTCCATGCAGTTCATGGAGGAGGCTGGCGACCGCATCGCTGTCATCGAGCAGAAGCTGCTCCCCGCCCTGTACGACACCTACCCTGCCCATCTGGAGGTGTGCAAGCTGCAGATGGGGGCGCTGTTCACACAGGTGCGCTACCCCGAGCCCAACGAGCTGGCCCGCCGGTTCGCCATCAAGCTCTCCTACGAGGCGGTCCCGTCGGCCACAATGCTGGAGCGGTTCGGAACGTTGTTCACCGCGGAGCAGTTGGAGGAGGCCAAGCAGCAGGAAGCCGCCATGCTCACCGCTGCTGTGGACGACGTGTGGATGAAGCTCGCCGACCCGGTCACGCACCTGATCGAAGTCCTTCGCAAGGCGGACGACGGACAGCACAAGCGTTGGCACGACAGCCTAATCACCAACATCGTCGACGCCGCCCGTGCTGCCAGTGCACTCAACTTCACCGGCAGTGCGGAGTTGGCGCAGATTGCCGAGGACATGCTGGTCGAGCTGGGACCGGTGCAGAAAGAGCACCTCAAGAACAACCCCGCCACCCGTGCCGATGTCCGCGCCAAGGCAGAGGCGTTGCGCGAGCGCATGTCCGGGTTCCTGCCAATGACTCAGGAGGAATGATGTGATCATCGGGCTTCTGTCGTTCTTACATCCGGCCGAGCGCAAGCACTGGAAGTTTCGGCCGGGGATGGGGTGTGACTGCGGCGATCCTGTCGGGGTGTGGCAGTTTTACGGCGACAGCCCGTGCTTCGAACTGTGCACGCACTGTTGTCGGTTCTTTGACATGGACGGCGTGCCGATGGATGTACTGCCGGAGGAAGTAGCGTTGTTCTTGCTGACTATGGAGGGCTCACAGTGAGATCGATAGCGATTCCGAAGGACGCAAAGTGGCGATACACAAAGGGCGATTCGTGTGTAGCGTGCCTTGGTCCGCAGATATGGGGCCACGGTACGGTATGGCGTACGTTTCAGAACACCCGCAAGGCGTTTGCGTGGAACGCAGAGTTGTGCCCCGCATGTGCGTGTCTTCGGGTAGGGCGCAGCTATACCACATTGCCAGCGGCAGAAGTAGCATTGATCCTTTTGAAGGCGCAATGACATGGCCGGACGATTCCCGCGGGTGCAAATCCCCGACGACGTGCAGTGGACAACCGCACCAGACCCGTGGAGCACCTGCCGTAAATGCGGCGCTCCTTGCATTCGAGGGGACGGTACGGCGTATGTTCGGCAAACAACCGTCGCCCGGCAAGTAACGGCGTATGTATGGTATGGTTCTGTATGCCCGAAATGTAGGACAATCACAGCAGGAGGTATAACCAACTATCTGTCACACAAGCAGCTAGCATTCATCCTTCTCGCAGCAGACTAGCAGTACACAACCACAACGCAGTACCACTCAGGAGAAGTAACCATCATGGCTAAGCTCGACAACGTTCTTTCCGAAATCTCCACCACCAAGCTGTCCGAGTCCACCATCTTCCCGATCCTCGACGAGGCGTGGACGTGCCACCTCCAACCCCAAGCGCCGGTTCCGTGCTTCGTCGGCGCCCCGGGCGTGGGCAAGACGCAGCTGGTGTACGCTTGGGCCGCTGCTCGCGGCTTCGAGGTGGTGGAGCTGAACGGCAGCACCATGTCCCCCACCGACTTCGTGGCGTACGTGCCGGACGACAAGACGCACACGCTGGCGGAGTACGTGCATAGCGCCATCGCCCGGTGCTGCGATCCCAGCTTCAAGGGCGTGCTGTTCATCGACGAGCTGCACCAGACTCACCCCGAGGTGCAGAAGCCGTTCAGCAAGACGATCAACCAGCGCATGGTGGGCAGCATGAAGCTCTCCGACGACTGCATGATCGTCACCGCAGGCAACCGAGTGACGGACAAGGCCGGTGCCAATCGGCTGCTGTCCATGATCGCCAACCGCGTCGATACGATCCCGGTCGAAGTCAACAACGAGGCACTGGTGGAATACTTCATCTCCGCTGGGCACCCGGAGATGTGCGCCGGTTTCCTGATGGCGTTCCCGTACGACGAGAAGAAGGACTTCAAGCCGGAGGAGCCCGCGTTCTTCACCCCCCGGTCGTTCGAGCGCGTCGCGGTCAAGATGAAGTACGGCCGTGCCCCCACCGAAGCGTCCGTGGCCTCGTCCATCGGCCCCGGCCGTGCGCTGGAGTTCCTCTCGTTCCTGCAGATGACCTCCACCCTGCCGACGCTCAAGGACGTCATGAGCGCGCCGACGACGTGCGCCCTGCCCACCAAGATGGACGAGCAGTGCGCCATGGTGTGCATGTTGTCCATGAACCTGACGCTGGAGACGGCAAAGAAGATCGTGCCGTACGCGAAGCGCTTCCGCTTGCCGATGCAGGTGCTGTTCCTCAAGCTGGTGGTGCGGCGGGACAACAAGCTGCAGGACTCCAGGGACCTGATGGACTGGCTGCGTCAGCCGGAAGTGTGCCAAGCCATCACGGGTCGGAAGTAACAACTACTGGGAGCGTTGATAGCTATCAACGCTCCCCACCGGAGACAACCATGTATTTGTTTATCAGAATCCTGCAGACAGTGCTGTTAGCGCTAGTCTGTGCGCTCGCGTTCAAATTTGGATACTTTCTTGTGGAGCAACTGCCGTGACCAACGAAGTGCAGACAGTATCGCCTGAATTGCAGAAGTCGCTCGACGACGTCATGGTCCGTATGGGCGTCAAGTGGCCGTTCTTCTGCCAGATGATGGCAGCACAAGTGCTGGAGTTGAACAACTCCATGCCCACCATGGCGACCGACGGACACAAGGTCTACATCAACGAGAAGTTTTTCATGGAGGTTCTGAGCGACGCCACGCGTGTCGGCGTCATGGCGCACGAGATCGTGCATGTGTGTCTGGAGCACCCGTCTCGGGTCGGTTTGCGCAACAAGCTGATCTGGAACATCGCCATCGACTTCGTTACCAACGGACTGCTGGTGGCGGAGAAGTTCGAGCTGCCCACCCCGTACCGCACCTTCGACACCATCATGTCCCCGGGGTGCGGGGCACTGGTCGATTCCCGCTTTGACGACATGTCGGAAGAGCAGGTGTACGACTACCTGATGAAGAACCTGCCGTCCGAGGCGACCAAGGAGCCGGAAGCGGGCGAGAAAGGTGTAGGGGAGGGCGCTGAGCCCGGCGGACTGCAGGGCGACGGCCCCGGCAAGCGGCAGCGCGGTAACGGGCGCCCGCGCCCCGACATGGACGACATGATGACCCCGCAGGGCACCCCCGAGCAGCAGGCCGAGCAGCGGCGCAAGACGCACACCGCCATCATCAACGCTGCCACCATGGAGCGGGCCATGGGTCAAGGTGCAGGGCTGGGCCAGCGGCTGGCCGGGCGCCTTACCCAACCCAAAGAGCGGTGGTACGACCGGCTCCGTCGGTACGTGACCGATCTGACGTTCCACAACTACAACTGGAACAAGATCAACCGCCGGGTATTGCGCACGGTCGGCATCATCGCCCCGGATATGCGCGACGAGGTGATCCGGCATCTGGTCATTGCGGTGGACTTGTCCGGCAGTATCACGGACGAGATCGTCGACTACTTCGCCAGCCATATGAACAAGATTCTCGACGATTGCAAGCCCTCCAAGATGTCTGTCATGTACTTCGATGACGGTGTGGACCGCACCGACGAGTACACGGTGCAGGACTTGCCTATCAAGTTCGTGGCACGGGGCGGCGGGGGAACCAACTTCATCCCGGTGTTCGAGGAAGTCGCCAAGATGGAGCAGCCGCCGTCGGCGCTGATTTTCCTGACGGACACGTACGGGGCGTTCCCCCGGCAGGCGCCCGACTATCCGGTAATCTGGGCGAGCTTTATCGACACCGTTGAGGTGCCGTTCGGCGAGCTGGTAATCATCGACGACAGGCATTGACAGCACGGGCGGGGCTGCGCATAATCGGCTCCGCCATTCGGCATTCCAACTACGCAAGGAGTATCCCATGTCCGCAGTGCAAATCATGACGTTCGAGACCCCCGCCACCCCGGCTCGCGCGGTGCGTACGTCGCCGTACAATTTCGGTGAACTGCCGGTGTCGCAAGTGGGGCAGCCGACCCGCGGCCTGTTCGTGGTCCCGCAGGAAGTGGACGGCAAGATGGAGTCGGTCGGCGACATGAGCAAGCGCGTTCGCAGCTCGTACCAGTCGTTCGCCAAGCGTCACAACAAGGAAGGCTACAAGTTCGCCTCCGAGCGCCGGTCGCATGAGGGCGTCGAGGGACTTCTGGTGTGGCGCACCGCCTAACCAAAGGTTCGGCTACCTCACTGTCCCGTGACAGTGAGGTAAGAAGGGTGGCACAAAACGCAGTCTCGCAAGGATGGACGGTCGATGTATCTCGCGGTAGCGCGAAGCATGCAAAGCTGATCCACCCAAGCGGACTGCGTTTTGTTTTGGTGCCGCAGTCACCGTCGGACCGAAGATCGGCGGCAAATCTCGATGCGAAAATCAAACGCATCAACCGACAACTAGCAGACGCTGCACAGAACGGCGCTGCTGTAACTCAGGAGCAGGTATGGACTATCTCATCACATACGGAATCAAGCCCGTCCCCGCGGGCACGAAGTGGCGGTCACGCAACCCACAACGCCGGTACCACTTCGAGATGCTGAAGATCGGGGAGTCGATGTTCGTGCCATGCGACACGCACCTGCAAGAGTTGGCCGTGCGCAACTCCGCCTCCATGCACAACAAGGTTCGCCAGACCCCCGGTAAGCTGACCACCCGTCTCGCCTTCGACAAGGTGCACAAGGCGTGGGGCATCTGGGTTCACTGTGTGAGGAAATGACATGCAAATTCAGATGATCACTCTGAAGGAACTTGCGGACGACGTGAAGCACACCGACACCGACTGCCGCACCTGCGCCAAGTCGTTCAAGCACGGAAGTCAGTGCCGGTCGACGGCGCAGTGCGTCAACGGAGATCAGTACGTTTCCGTACCGCCGATTCAACTGTGGGAGAAGCGATGATCATCTATCGGCTTTGGACATCCAGCCTCGACGAGGGGCACTGCTACGAATGGTTTGCTTCTAACGAAGAGGCGGGCTTCGCAATGCGGAAGCGCATTCGGGAAGGGACATCCCCGGACGCAGTAAAGATAGATATGCTGAGGCTGCCCGACACCAAAACGGGCATGATTGAGTGGCTCAACCGTAACTTTACCCGGGATAATGGATAGCTCCATGAAAAGCGCCGCCCCGACGTATTCCACCACCCGCCGACGACTGTTCAAGCAGGTAGCGGACGTCATCGTTCAGGAGGAGGCCCGCATCGCCAACGACTACCAGAAGCAACACCCCGACATGAGCCGCAGTGAGGCCCTGCGGCTTGCTGCCAAACATCTTAGGAGAGACAAGTATGGATGAAGTCGAACAACTCAAGACGTTGACGGATGAAGAGCTGGTGGCACGGCTGCTCGTGGCGTCTAACACCACGTTGATCGAACGGCTACTGCTGAGCCGCTTGCGGGCCATGATGGAAGAGCGTGATATGCTCAATTCCTTTGTGGGCAACATAGACGACGAGGAAACGGGATGAACTTGTTCGGCACCGACTTGCTCGCAGCCATACTGCGGGCCGGCCCCGATAACGCCCCCGAGGCCGATGCACTTACCCTGTCGCTGGGGAAAACTATTGCTCGCGTGCAGCTAATAGGTGACGAGACTTTGTGGTTCGTTTTTGAGGACGGCTCCACCAATACCCTGATCGACGTGCAGTCGTGCTGTGAACGCCGGTATATGACCACAGATGACAACCTCGAAGAAATGTCAGGAGCTATTTTGCGCGACGTAACATGCGCGCAAGGGCCGAACGTCGTCGTAGAAGGAGATTTTCGCGAGAGTGCATTTCTGCGCATCCAAACCAGCAACGGGGAATTCGTGATCTGCACACACAACGAGCACAACGGGTATTATGGAGGATTCAACCTGAGCGCGAAATCCGAATGACCCCCGAAGGTCGAGTGAAGGCGAAGGTCAAGCGGGTGCTAGAGTGGTACCGAACCTACTACCACATGCCTGTGCAGAACGGTATGGGCAAGCCGTCGCTTGACTTCATTGGGTGCAGTAACGGGTTCTACTTTGGGGTCGAGACCAAGGCCCCGGGCGAGAAACCTACC